TCATAGACTGCGCAACAATATGGTTGTAAAGACAATTATTATTAACAAACTTTGTAATATTCTTGATTCGTCTCCGTTGTATTCACACGCATACCATCCGTCATCCCATAAATCCATCTCCAATTCATTGTTGCCAAACACATATTGTTTCGCATTTCTAATATCTTTTATCAGATCAAGTTCTCTCCTGTTGAAATTTTCGTTTTCGATCACAGTAGCTAAACCATTATCGACGATAATTCGCTCAATTTCCGCCGGTTTTGAATCATCAGTTATCCAGTCGCTTGTCATTACTCCCATGATTTCTTCTATAATCATGTTCATGCTTTCTCTTGTAATTTTATTATCCATAACATAGCTCCTTTCTTAAATCTAAAGCCTTTTGTTTCGCTTAAACTTCGGTTCCGTCTGACCTCGTTATAAAGTTAATGTCTCCTAAACACACATAATCAAACTTTTTGTCATAGTATTCACCGCCAAACGTTTCTAGCGCTTTCTTTCTGGCTTCTTCCGGCGAATTTGCCTTAATTTTTACATCAACATCTGCGAAAAAATTAACTGTGTATTCTTCCATATTTTTTTACCTCACAATTCTAAATTAGTCTCTACACCAGTTCATCAATCTCGATCACATCAGGATGATCGGAAAACCATGAATCATTCGTGATTTTCTTTATGTCGATTGTATCCATTTCCGGCGCATACTCATTGCCATAATGACACGAGTAAGCCGCTCTAACCTTTTCTCTCGCTTCAATTTCTGAATCTGCCTTTACGATTCCTACAGCCGTCTCTACAATTCTGTATATGTATAAATTTGTAATATCCAACATTTCAAACACTCCTTTTCGCTTTTGTTTATCCGATAACTTCAAATCCGTTTGCGGCTCCATCGTAATATGCAACAAACCCGATGTTCCCATTGTCGAATTGAACCATGTCATAACCCTCTTTGATGTTTAAATATTGAATTGCTTCATCAATATCAGGAACGCTTCTGTAAATGTCGCTGCCAAAATAATGACAGATATAATCAGAACCATTTAGTCCGAAAACTTCCCTTTTCTCGTACTGCTCATTTATAACATCTTCAGGATTATTTTCATTTGCTTTATTCTTGGTAATAATTATATACTTTGGCGTATTTATATTTCTCATCCTTTCTATAACTACTATTCAAAATTCCATGCGTAATAATTCTATGATTTTTTATTTCTCTTAATATATTCTCATAAAAAGAAATCCGGTTTACACGAAGCAAACCGGAAATGAAGATCTTGTCATCATAATTAATCACTCTCCCTTCAACTCAGCATAACCACCATCGAAATTTTGTTTCCAACTTCTGTATATTCCGTTTGTATCTCTGAACTCTAAGTAATATGCCTCTCTCCAATCCCAAGGCTCTTGCCATGCAATTTCTGCAATCTCACAAACAATTCCTTGAACATGAACAACATCACCAGGTTTTAAATCTCTCATACTAATCACTCTCCTTTTAATGCTTTTTGTACTTTCTTATTGAAATCTCCGTACTTCGCTTTCCATTCAGCAATCATTTCTTCTGTAGGTTCGCCAATCAAGTTGTATCTTTCTTGTCTGTATTCTTCTGGATTTTCATAACACTCCGTTACAAATACTGCGTTTCCCATCTTACTTGCATCGCAACCAAAACCTCCAGTTGCAAGCACAAGCTGATACTTCGCTTCTCTAAATTCTGGTTTGAAAAAACCTGGTTTAATTACTATTAACTTACCTTCAATATTGTCACTTAATGGTTTACATTCGCTTTTATCAATTATTGTTTTCATATTTTGTACCTCGCTTTTCTCCTAACCGCTACATATAGTGTACATATAATTGTACAACTACTACATATAGTTCACATTTTGCTACGAAACAGTTCTTTCCTCTGGTTTTATTTCCATGCTTTATCTCTTAAATCGTTGTAATTAACTCTCTGTTTTACTATCAATTCACAATCATCATATATCTTACGTAACTCAGCAAATAAATCAGCATACTCATTTTCATTTGCCTTACGAGTAGTCAAATAAAATTCATAACTTGCTTCACCATGCTGACCAATATGCATATATGACATAATATTCCCGTAATTTGCGCTCTCTTCTGGAAAGAATGCAATCACATCATTATATTTATTTTTTCGGAAAATCACTTTTACTTTATCCATATCAAGCCACCTCTTTTATTTTCTTTACTGTTCCTTTCCAACAACTATCAATCAGTCCATAGACTTCATCAATATCATATCCATGCATCTTACATCCCTCTACACAAAAGACTGCATATTTAATAGGGAGTTTAACATCCTTATCTAGTTCTACTTCTAATACAGAACCACCGCCAGACCAAGAATCATATAACCCACACATTGTTTCTTTCCCAAGAACAATATAAGATTTTGATTTTTCATTCTTTCGTGGATCGTATTTTCCCTTTTCGTCATATTCCTTGTTCTGCAATTCTATTAAATCAAACAATTCAAATAACGGCATTTTTACAAGAAATGTTACAGTTCCCATATGTGATGAAAGATTTTCAAATTCCTGTATGCAGCTTTCAATAAATTTGTCTTTATTTTTATCTCTATCTACATAATATCCGTCATCTCTATGTACTTGTTTACAAGCCTTTCTTAATGCAGTTGCTTTACCTTGTGTTTTTGCTAACCACAGCATAGATGATTCTTTATCAATACTTCCATCTCCTGAATTTCCATACCAATTCAGAACATTATCGCAAACGCAATCGTAATTCCAATTACCACAATCCACCATGATATTTACTTTGACTTCATTATTAAAATCCTCTGCGTTGTAATAAAAATATGTATTTTCTTTTACATATTCCCATATCTCATCAAAATTATCTGTAAAATACTCTTCCTCTTCATCTGTCAGTTCTTTACGAATATCCTTTTCAAGCTCATCTTCTCCGTACTCCATCGCATAATCCATAGCCCAATCAACTAATTCATCATTAAAAGCCTCGCTTGGATTATTATGCTCAAATATCTTTTTTAAAAAACCATCAGAAAGTTCTCTATCTCTATAGTCAGTATAAATTTCGATGCCACCATGTTCATTTACACCCCACATTTTCTTTAATATTTCATCTATTCTGGTTTTTAATATTTCCATTGTCATATCAATCAACCTCGCTTTCTATGCTATCTGCCTTACCATATCTTCGATATTTCCATTCATTACAATCACAGCATCTTTGTTATCAGGATGTTCATTCATGAAATCTCTTAGTCTCTCAAACAGATCATTGTCTGCATCTTCAATCATCTGCCTTACATTTTTGTTGCGCAGCTTAATCAGATAAACCTCTTCATAATACTGTTTGAATAACAAATTTTTCTTTTCACAATACTGCTTAATTAAATCAATCTGTCTCTGTTCCTCTTTTCTGATTGCTTCAATCCTTGCTTTTTCATTGGCTTCTGCCTGCTCTCTTCGCTTTCTGTTTGCAATCAGATAATTGAATAATGAATTTGTTTCACACAAACTCTTGATAACCGCATTGTCAATGTCGTATTCATCAGGACTATCTTTATCAATCCACCATAAGAAATTATCAATTGTCCTATTGAAATTCTCTTCAAAAATACATCTGTTACCAAGATTTCTGTTGTAGATTTCATCTCTGTTTCGCTCAATCCGTAATGATGTGTATACATTTTCATCTGGTTTATCATCGAAGATAGTCCATTCATATCTATCCTGTCTGCCATATACAGTTAATCCGTATGCACTATACAACTGCTTCTCTTCATTCTTTAAATATAAAAGTCCCATTTTGTTTACCTCCTAAAGCAATTCGTTTACATGTTTCTTCAGCCACGCATATGCCTTTACCATCGAATCAAACGGATCAATATCTAGCCACAGCATAACTTCATTTGAAATAACTGCCTCAGTTGTATACCAAGGCATATTTTTCATTATCTCATATTTCCCTTTACTGTTTTTGGCTACAAAATAATCGCCTATTCGTAATTCAATTTTCCCTAAACAATTCCGTGCGATCATCGTTCCGCCATCCTTTCTACATTCCCTTTAATTCTATGTCAGAAAACTTGCTCCATTTTCCAGTTTGAACATCGTTCATGCGCTCTTCAAACGTTCTTTTTCGCATCTTGTACTGTTTTGTTGCAATACAATACATTCCATAAACCAAGTCGTTTCTCGTATCAATAATCATAAAATCTTCAGGATGATTCATGTCATCGAGAACGTACTGCATGAAATCTCTGAAAATGATTATCGAATTTGTTTCACACCAAACCATAACTTTGTCCTTTTCTACTGTTACAAATTTAACTGTCTGCATAATATTCGCTCCTTCCATTGCAAAAGGCAGACACATTCCTGCATCTGCCTTTATTTATTCTTCAATATCCATAATTATTTACAATCTCATAGATACAATCGTATTCTGTCCGGTCTACCTTTCCCTCACAATAAAGCTCATCGGCTTTAATCGCCAGCTCTTTCGATTTACTTTTGGAGACATTGAATTGTCTTTCCAATTCATCTTGCATAAAATTAATCCGTAAGCATCTAGCAGCTTCTAACATTTCCGCCGTTGATAATCTGTATTTTTTTCCGTTTCTTGTAATTGTCGCTTGCATATCCTCACCTCCTGAAATTACAATTTCCTTTGACTTTAGAATACAAATACTGCTGTTGTTCTTGACGTAATTGCATATAATTTCCCAGTTTTGTTTCCTTTTAACAGCATTCCATTGCATCCATATACACCACTTGAATATCCAACTTGCGTGTAATATCCCTCTGTTTCTTCAATCTTCCTTCTCGTATCATTATTTCCATATGTAATATCTTCTGCAAGTCCATGTTTTACCATCTCTTTTAGTTGTCTCTGTGTATATTTTGTCATATCTTATTCCTCCGTTTCTGTTTCGTGCCACTGTAATCCTCTTGCCTTATATAATGGAATCCAATGACTTTCATAAAAATCATAACCAGCTCCATCAATTCCAAAGAAGTAACCAAACTCTTCGCTTTCATAGATTCTAAATCCGCATTGTGACATCAGCTCAATTCCGTTTTTTTCTTCTAACCACCAATCATCACAACCATCTCCAAAGCTCCACATTGTTCCCCACATTGGAAGGTAATCATCATGGCTAATTTCAAAATCTCCATTTTCGCATCTGACTTCTTCTCCATTGTCAAGAGAGATAATGTATTCTTCCGTTTCTCCGTCAATATCTGTAATCTCTCCATAGTCTCCGTTGTCAAATACATATACTCTGTCATATTTACTTGGCTTTGTAACTTCTGTCCAATCATCAGGATGATCCTGGAATAACTGTGAAATCATTCCCTGTGGAATTGCATTCATTTCATGCACCCATGCTTCAGTTGCTTCTTTAATTGTTTTAAATTTACTCATAATTATTTCCTCGCTTTCTTGTAATAAAATAGGCAGCCAGATTGTTATTCTCCAGCTGCCTACATTTCGCTTTGTAATTCAAATTTTCAGGATACGAAGGTTGAAGATTTTAAGACGAAAAACGGACGCACGCCAAAATCACGGCCACACCGGTTGCAGCCGACGGAACCATCGTTAATGACATACCGAACATGGTTAGCGCCACAGCCCGACGGAGTGGAATCTGGAGTGATGAGTACATAGCGGAAATCACAATTACCAACATATTTGTGATATTTCACATACTCCATAACATTCATCACGCTTACCTTATCGACACATGTTGCATAATCGTTATATCCGTCCAAAGAGATTAAATCTCGTTCAAATGCTACGATGTTTCCATTGCCAAATTCTCTCTCAATCACCTGAACATAATCCTCGTTTAAATACTTCCTAATATTACTTTTGACCCAATTATTCGTATCACCGAATTTCATTTTTTCATCCAAAAGTTCCCTTCTTACAACATAAGTTACGAAATGCTCGTGTCCACAAACGATATATTCGGTTTCGCTTTTGCCCTTAAAAACATCTCCCGGATTCAGATCTCCGAGTTTCCGTTTTGTTTCCGCCCAATTCAGGCAAATTTTCCCATCTACAAAAGACGCATCCACATCTTTTCCCAGATTATTTTTGATTTCAATTGTCATGCTTCCCATTTGTTTTTCCTCCTTGTAATAAAATTGGCATCTAGTAGATTATTCTCCAGCTGCCTTTGCGTTTGCGTTATTTTGTTTAGTTGCTAAATCTCTCTTCTAACTTTCATTTTTGCCTCAATCATATCAATAGCATCTTTCGCTTCTTTCAATCCAATTCCAGGATGTCTGTCACGGTAAATCATTACAGCTTTTACTTTTTCGTGATTCCGTAAACACATCTTAATTGAAGGATTTACTTCTTTTGTAATTCCTCTACACTTCTTTGCGTATTCACGAACCTCATCAAGATTATATTCATCTACATAATCTCCATTTACAACAAAAGCCATTTTTGCTACATCACGATTAGTAACAAGTCCACCTTCTGTTGTCGCAAAATAAATATCTCCTACCATATTTTTCTCCTTCCTAAGGAATCTTGGTTTCAACCGTTATAATTTTTGCAATAAATCCCATAGTTCCTGTTTCTTTATTTCAAGGTCGATTTTATCTCCCTCATACATATACAAAACATCATCATAAGATTTAATTTCTCTTACCAGTTCACGAATTTGGTTAATTTTTTCTTCCATTTTTAAATTTTTTCCCAATCAATCTGTTTAAATAATTCATGCGTAAATTCTTCAAGCTCGTCTGCTTTTTCACATTGTTCACAATAATCATCCACGTCATCAAAGTAGCCATCTTCTGTTTCCATGTACCAATCTTCCCAGTCTTGAGAATCTTCATCCCATCTCTGAACTCCACCACAATTACAATAATCAGGTTTGATTCTATTCTGTCTTTGATATGCATCATATGCTGCCAACATATCCATTACTTTTTTGCCTTCTTCAACTGTTTCTACAGGAACATAAAATGAATCCTCTGTTGCACCTGCTTGTGGAATCCACCATACTCTTAATTTACTCATATTTTCACCTTCCTTTCTTTCATATCTCTCATCTACCTTCCAATGGAACACACATTTATTAAACTCTTACAATCTTGTAAAAGCCCTTTTCGTATACGCCATCTGCTTTGTCAATAGCAATAAGCTCTGCCTTACACTGTGCTGCTTCTTTGAGTGAGTCACACTCACACACCACATAACCATCTGTTGTACATACATTCAACATAATAGTCATCTCCTTTCCAATGAAACACGCATTTCTACTCTTCGTCATAAAACACCATTGGAAAAGGAAAAGCAAATTTCTTAAAATGGCGTTTTCTAATCCATTCGTGAGCTTCTTCGCTCGTTTTAAATCCACTTTTAATGCATGTGTCTCCATTATCATTTAGCCACTCAACTCTATACATGAACTTTCCTTTCCCTATAGCTTGAAAGCTACTTTGTCCACAACACTCTTGACCATGCTGCGAACATTTTCCGACGTTACATTAACCGGATAATCGTATCCATCAATCACGACGGTAATCATTTTTTCGCCGTATTCGTTTTCGTCCGCTACGACTTCCACGGATTCGTTTCTGCCTTCCGCCATGCCTTCTAGCAACGGGCGCAGCAGATCAACCGCTTTTTCAAGCTCCGTTTTCTCTTTGTCAAACGACTCAAAAAACTCTTCTACAATCTGATCTCCTGTTTCTGCCAGCGCTCTCTCTTCCTTGATTGCCTCCTGAATGTCACGGACAACATCGTTCTGGTAGCGCCATACACAATCAAGATTGTTGTTTCCGCTGTGATCTTCTTTTACCAGCCAGATTCTCTGCCGTCCGACTGTAATATACTCCTGACCGCTCCAATAGCTAAATTTTCCATATTCAATTTCGAATCCGACGCTTTCCAGTTTCCGTAAAAAAGCGTCATTTACCTTACGATCCTTCTTTAAAAATTCTAAGTTTTCTCTCATTGTCATTTTCGTGCTCTCCTTTCACTTATGCGTTTGCTGATGCAGCAGCTGCCGCCGCTTCTTTCATGATTCGCCGCTGAAACCCTTTGTTCATCGGTTTGTGATTTCCGATGCTTGCCTTATATGGGACACCATCTTTCTCGTAAATAAGATGTCCGGCATGTTTCCGTCCAACATCGTAGCCGTACTTCTTCAGAAACTTCTGCATTTTCCGACCGTCTTTTGTCAGCCTTGTCTTGTTGCTCATAAATATTCTCCTTTCGCTTTTTTATATTTGCGGCACATAGCCACATCCATACACCGGATAAACTCAGGTGCATGGTCTAACTATGTATTTACGCAATATGTACAACCTTTCCGTTTTCTACACGACGCATCTTGTCCAGACACAGCTCGCCAGAAATTTTATCTTCCAAATACAGAGATACGGCGATTCTTGTATCTAACACCGGATATTTCGTAACCGCTTCCGCCTTCAAGTGCGTGCCATCAATGCTTCTAAGCAGATCAACAAGCGCCCTCTTTGTATCTCTGCGATCGTCCGGATAAAGTGTATACATATCTCTCAATCCTCTCAGCATATAGGCGGCATATCCATTTGCCTTACGATCAAAGCCAGCTTTAAACAGCACATCAAAAACATAATCAGCTGCCTTTCCGCCTTCTTTTCCGCACAGATCAAGCGTTTCTGTGTAGCTTCCTAACACATGCGCTTCTCTCGCTCCTTTTGTTGCCACGAACTCAAAGCCGTATTTTTTACGCAGCTCTTCCAGTTTCAGGGTTGCCTTATCGCCCATAATCAACATGGCTCCGTGCTTCTGAATCGGTGTCATGTTTGCAACCTGCTTATTCTGGAATGCATACATTTCCGCCTCGTACTTCAGGCGATCCGTTTTGTCCTGCGGCGCATCCAACAGAATCATGACTTTCAGTTCTTTGTATTTCTCTTTGTTTACGATCTGGCTCGCAATCCATCTTCCATAACCATCAACCAGATACACCTTACCTTCTTCCCAGTGCGGCACGCCAACCAGAGGAAGCAGCTTCGATTCATTCCAGGCATTCGTCAAGTAACGTAAATCCCTGCCGGTTCTGGTTTCCGTCTGATAACGTGTGTCGATTTCCATCAGCTCAACCGGGATTTTCAGGATGGTTACGCCCTCGCCTGCATCCAGAGCAGATTTGCATACACCTTTCAGGAACTCAACGTTGCCTTTGTTTACCTTACCGCTAATTACTTCAAAACTTCTGCACATAATTTTAATCTCCTTTTATTTGCGTTTTATTTTTATCGTTATTCAGTTTTCTTTGGGTATAAAAATAGCACCTACCTTTCGATAGATGCTCAGTCCCAATCTTTTCTACGCTGCGTCATAATCCGGATGCAGTCGTTTTCTGTCGTTTCATCCTTCCTCATCCGTAAGATATCCTCTTCAGTGATGTACGGCAGCTGTTTCGCCACCCTAACGATTTCCCATTTTCTCATTTTTTTACTCATTTCGCTTCCTCCTCTAAATTCGGACATAATCCCAGACCGCCATCAACCGCCGGAACTCTTCTATACGCATCCCGATGCGGACAATCTGCCTTGTTACAGTCTGGACAATAACAGCGCTGGTATTCTTCATAGCTCATCCGCCAGCGTGTGCCTGAGAACTCTTCTCTTGTCATGCACATTTCGCTTTTTCCTCCTTATCTTAACTTAAAAACGTTTACTTTGGTCATAAAAAGACCGATTCCAGCCGGTACAAGCACAATAGTTGCGCTTCCGTCTCCGGTCAAAGGAGCCGCTGCAATTCCGACAGCCACCAGACCAATGCCCAGAATCTTCTGTGCAGCCTTTTCTTTTTTGCATTCCTGCTCGGCGCAGATAATCTGCCTTGCTTCAGACAGTGTGTACAGTTCTTCGCTCGTTCTTGCCCTCATTTTTCGTTTCCTCCTTATCTAATCGCCACGTCCTGAATGTCCCAGCCGAGGGACATATATGCTTTAATCACTGCGACCTCTTCGTTTTTCGCCGCGATTGTTGCAATCTGCCTTGTCTTTATATTCTCCAACTGGTAAATTTTCATGGCGCACTCTCCTTTGCCTTATTTTTCCCAGTAGTAGCCGGAACCGTCCGACATGTACAGATGTAAACCGTTTTCGCTTGCGGTAAAATCTACCACCTGGCGCATGTCCACATAGTTGTTCAGGAACTCTTCGCTTCCGGTGTCAACGTAGCCGTCCGGAACGATTTCTACGGTTTCGGTTCGGATTTCCGTTTTCGGGAAACAGGTTTTGCCCACGAAAAAAGCGCCCAGTGTGAGCGCCGTTGTTACTGCGATGTACGCGATTCTCTTCATTTTTGCGTTCCTTTCTTTCGATGAAGCTGTTGATTTATTTCCCTTTGTTTGTATAATAAAAGCAAAGGAGGGTTTCATATGGATAAAATCAAAACAAGTGAACTTGTAAAAAAACTGACCGTTGCCTATGAATTAGCTTTCAGATGTGAAGATGAAAATTTCTTTCACGCGCCGCAATTCTTAGACCTTGCCGGAAAAGAAGTTGTTACACCTGCCGACCTGATCAAAATTATTCGCATAGCGGAAGATTTTGCTCGTTTCTCTTCTATCCGCGCAATTTGCAAGGTTTTGCAGGAAACTGATTTGATTGAAAATGATGTGGACGTTTTCAATAACGACGATTTCCGTGAGGAAGTTTATCAAGCCATTGTATCTATGAAATAAAATGACTTTAGTGATAGACCGTCTTAATCGGCGGTCTTTCCCTTTCCTGCGCCAATATAACGCAGCGTTTCGGAAATATCTGCGTGAGAAAAATGATCCAGAATTTCTTCCAGCTCTTTTTCCGTCTCGGCTTGTGCAACATAAGATCCGTTAATGTAAGCCATCGTACCGCTTTCCGCCGTGACGATTCCAAAAGTTTCTCCATTTTTATTCTTGTATTCGTAAGACATAGATTTTCCTCCTGATTTTTGGGTATAAAAATAGCACCCTTTCGGATGCTATCTGCGTTTTGCCTTTCATTTTAAGTTAAACGTACCTTCCTTTTCGCAGGAAGATTTCAGTTCTTCAAACCTTTTCTGCGTTAAAACGTGACCGGTTGCTGACGTATCGCCAATTTTAAGGCATCCCCATTCGCCGGTTTTTCTTGCGATTGTATACATCGCGTCATCCATGTATACCGTCGTGAAGTTGCTGTCACGCTCATATTTTCCCGTAATTGTCATATTCTTATCCTCCCTACATGGTTTTCAGTTTCGCTTGAAGCTCTGCGATTTGAGCTTCAATAGCTTTCTTCTCGACTTCTTTTTCATCCTTAACCCATTCCATGATATCTCCAGGCTGGCAACAAAGATAGCTGCATATTTTATCTATGCTTTCCGTATTGACTGGTCTGTTTTTTTGAAATTTAGCCACCACTGACGGACTTAAACCTGTTGCCCTCTGCAAATCAGAATATCTTAATTTTCTTTCTTTTAAGTAGTCACCTAGTTTATTATAAATAATCAAAACTACACCTCCCTATATGTGACTACACTATAACATAGTTAATATTTTTTGTCAATGTTGCCACCCTACATAAAGCATCTGCGGAAATCATGCAACGGATTTTTAGAGCATTCATAGTCCGTAATTGCATTCACATGTTCCACGGTTCCGCCGGTTCCATGTTTATGTACACGATCATGCGCCATCAGTTTCCGCGTGTTGACATACATCCGGCGGTTTCGCTTGCGGTATGCTGCCGCCATCTGCGCCGTGTAGTTATTATCGCACGCAACTGTTTTATACCAACCGCCACGCTTCGGGCTGTACACATACAGATCAAGCGTGTTTCCCTTAGCCGGAAACTTCACGCACACCAGAATCACACCGTTTTTCTGGAACACAACAGAGTTCGCAGGGATATATAATCCCCGCACTGTCTGCCCATAAAATCTGTATTCTATCATTTTCGCTTCCTCCTATGCTAAACACACCGACTTGTGGCGCATGGTTTCCGTGCCGTATTTTGCCCGGATTTCACCCATATCCACTTCCCTGTGCTTTCTATATTTATGTGATACTTCCGTTTCTTCATGGAAGTACCACATTTTCTTCTTGCCAGAAAACCGGAATCCGATTTCCTTCAAGATTTGCTTTACCGCATAAGTATTCCCGGAAACCCAAACCCAGCATCCGCAAACTTCCACATTTACACCTGGAATCTGCGTTGCACGGGCAACTGCCAATTTCACAGAATCAGGCAGATCTGCAAAATCAGTATCTGCGTTCTGTTTTTCGGTCTTTTCGGTTTTCCGTCCCATTTCTTTTTCAGATCCGGGCACGTCAGGCAGGATATCCACCAGACGATTATATTCCGCGTTGATATCCTGCATTGTTCGTAAATCGCCGCCGTTATCGGGATGATTCTCTTTCAGCAGCACTTTAAAACAGACTTTCAGCTGCTGCTTTGTTTTGCAATTCTGGAAATATTTGCATTTACACATGGTTATCCCCTTTCTGCGTATGGTTCGCAACACTTTTTCCATGCCGTAATTTTTACCTTGGACTCACAATCAGGATCAGCCCAATACCATTTACCTTCGTTTCTATAGGCAAATGAATCGCAATATGGCTTTTTGTCAAACCACCCAATATATGTTACCTGTACCTTTTCCATATCATCAGGAAATGAACCGGAACTAACAGGAATCCAATCGTTTTCACTTTTTTCCCGCTCTACGCGTTCCCTTGCGCGCTGCTTCGCTGCCGGAAAATTCAGCGCTCCAGTAAGCAAATACCTTACCCACAGCCACTTGACTTCTTCAAAGTCAATGTGAGTGTCCGTGTAATAAACACGCATAATAGTATCCAACACAGCGCTGTCACATGCCTGTTTTTCGCGCCCCATTCCAACGTAATCATTGGCAATGTTCACCATTGCCTTGTAGATCTGTTTTGCGGTCATGGAAAAATCCTCCTGCTTTCTTTTTGCATAAAAAATAGCGGTTTACAATTTTGAAACCGCAAAAGTCACCGTCTCCGTTTGACACTCGCTTGCCTATTCAAGCATTTTGCGCCACACCCATACATTTCAGACAGATTGCATAGGTATTCCCGTTCTATTTTGAGCGGTAGTCACCAACTGTATCTTTTTGCCCTGATTCCGTTGGCGAATTTTGGGCACAACAATAGCGCACATAGTACGCTAAATTTCAAGTTCCGTTTCGCTACTGCTCATCGGCTACGGACTCTCACCGCAGGACGGAATCAGCCTTTTAACGTCATGCTGGGGACGTCAATCAACAGGAATAGACGAGCGGGCATTCCTCGTCCGTTAGTCCGTCCAGATTCGCCAACTCCCTTTCAGCGTCGGCGATGCACGCCTCATAAAAGGCGATATCCGCATCGTTTCCGGCAAAAACAGCGTCTGCCAGAACGTCACGCATATTTTCAATCTGCATTTCAAGTTCCCATTTTTTCATATTATGATTCCTCCTGTTTTTTTATTTTTAGCAAAGGACGGACGGGAATTGAACCCGTCGCGCTGCCTAGTACAGCCGCCCTCATCAAGCAAAGTAATGTTTAATTACAATGCTTGCAATACAAGTTGCAAGACCGGAATAATCCACAACGACTTCACCGGTCTTTTTGTTTCTTTTTACGCGGCAAAGCGTGTTGATCTGCCGCTTCTTAAAAGATACCGCTCCGGTATCTTCATCGACATCGAACTTATTATTAAAACCCTTAACATAGCAATCGTTAAGGAGCTTTTTGTCCTCAGCTGTCAATTTTACACGGGTTTTTGCCGTGTAAGGAGTTTCAAACGGCAGACTGAAAGTCTCCTTGATGATAGTTTCCAGCTCCTGAGAAGCCTTTTTGTATGCTTCTTTTACCTCCTTGCTCATAACAAGCGCGCCGTCATCGCTTGCTTTGCTATTCACATGAATAGCATTCAGAGCTTCATAAAGTTCAGGACTCTGGAAAGCGGGAACAATCGCATACTTCACCAGCTTAGAGTCGTTCCAGCTGGCAAGCACTCTCAAAACAGTTCTGACAACATCCTTTTTGTTGCCAAAACCGTTCTTTTTCTCTGTCATAGCTACCAGCACTTTGTTATAAGTGTCGGACAGCTCAGACTTTCTACCCAGAAACTCAGTCCGTAACTTGTCCTGGGCATCACGCTGAACCTGAAAAGCCTGAACTTCCTCAGCAGAATAATCGCCCTTAGTGTTGGCGATTTTGCCGTCCAGCTTCTCGATGCTCTCAGTGAGCATCTTGATATTCATGTCGGCAGACTCATACTCAACGGAATTGAGGAAGTCGCCCTTCATACCGTCCTGCATCTTCTCAGCCCAAAAGTTAATCCGTAAGTTTTTCATGTTTTCTCCTTGTCTCCGGCTTTACGCAGTCGGCGCGATTTTTTTGTAGTTGAAGTGTTGAAGTGTTATGCACACTATAAAAGGGCAGACTGGTAGTGCTTGTCCGCCCCTCTAACTATGCATAACATTGACGCAACCGTGCAATCGGCTGGCATTACCCAGCACAAAAAAGACAGGTTTTACCCTGTCTTTTGCCGTGTTGCGTCGTTACACATACGATTCCCCATCCCTTAAAGTCACCGGAAAACCGGATATTGAATCAGGGACAGGCGCGCCGTTTTTTAATTTAGCGCGGATTTTTTATTTACAGGTTTTGACCTGTCCAGATGTATTTCTATCATCTGAGGACTTTTTCAGTCCGCCGTTGCTACTCACTCTTTAGCGCCCACGCCTAGAATATAAGCTGGAGTTTTCGCCCGTTTGCTTATGGCTTTTCTGCCATGTTGCCGACGCAAAAAGCGCCAGCCATGGGGATAGTAACGTACAAAGCAGTTTTCACCGCCGTGCCGGTTCCCGACGTTGTTCACGTCGCGGGCTTGCATGTCATTTCAGGCATGGTCACAGCCGTCCCTACTCCATTTCGCGGAGGAGTCATCCCGACTATATTCAATTCCGGTCATGTTACTTTGCGCGTCTTTTGTCCGGCTGTCTAGGACAGTTGGGCAGTAACCGCGCTTTTCACAGTTTCCGGTTGGGACTATAAAATAAGGAAAATTAGCTGTCGGACTTGACAGCTAGAACCATAGAATGATAGAATACTGGTGTGAATAGCAGAACCCTATCTGGTTCTGAATGGGGCGGTATTGAGAGTACCGCCCTTTTTCCTTATTCTTTTTTCAAAGTGCTGAGGTCTTGTGACCTCTCTCACAGGTTTTTCGTTCCTGCGATCTTATATTACTACACTTTAGTGTAGTTGTCAACAGGTTTTTAAAACTTTTTTTCAGATCTTATCTTTTCAGATATCTCCTGTTGATGATTATACTTTACTACACTTTAGTGTAGTTGTCAACAGGTTTTTAAAACTTTTTCAAGTTTTTTACTTTTTCTTTAAAAGTGTTAGTACATCCCATTTTTAATACTGTTTTAGTGGTAAAAGTGGTTGGAATGGACACGAAATAGAGTTGTTTTGAGGGTAAAGTGGAGGATATCCACTTTATGTGTATAACATTGTGGACAACTTGCGATAAAATGGGGACAACTCACAGCATACCAGCGCGGACAAGCGCAGGCAGTGAGTTATACCTAACTATAGTTTGTCCATCTAATTTTTATTAGTGGTAACTATCCTAATCCAGATCTGATTTTCACCTAAGCGGTAGAAAGCTATTTCTAATCACAGTTAGTCAGTATATAACCTTAGTTAGTCCAAACTTACTTCTGAGGTATTCCCTCCTTTTTCGTCTGCCGTCCGGTGGTGTAGGGGCTACTTAAAACCGTAAACTGATTAACGTTTTCCCGAATCATCTAAAGCTGGTCCAATTCCACACTTTCCAAAATTTTTTCCATCTCCCCAATTCTTCATCTCTCCCATCATCCAACTCCCATTTTCACCCAAAAAATAATTTTCATCTCTAATCGTCACATTTCCCTGATCTTTCCTTTAAAACAGGAAATCCATCTCTAAAAAAATGTTATCGTACCCTTTATCGTTCAAACCCTTGTCTTTCCTTTAAAATAGCCGGAAAATTCAAAAAAATTGAAAATCTGGAATTCAAAAATTTTCCCCTCTACTAAACTTTTTCCTTATTAAATAATAATTTTAACGATAACGGCAAATCTGCTCGCAAGAGCGAAAAAATAGACCCTATGATTAGGGTCGGTCTTAGCTGCGCCAGCAGATAAGAATTTGGGTAGACCTGTTTAACACATGCCAGCGCGAAAAATTAAGATGGAGAATATTATATAGGGCAAAATGCTAATTCAAAGAATAGGGTCCAATCGTTGATCTGGAATCCAACAGAAGAATTATTTACGACCAAATGATGGAACTCATCTATTCTTTCATTTCTAAGATGAGATTACACAAGATTTACACAAGCAGTTTCCGACTCTTCTATGGAACTTCCTTGTAATACGGCGAAAAATCTCATCTTAACTAGCAGAATAAAAAATCAATTAAAACAAGCTTTACACAAGCGCAAAATCTACATACGTTAATTACTTTAAAAAAGATGGCGAAAATCGACTTTGCCCTCCTAGCCTACCAACTGTCCACCGAGACACTTAGAACGCCAAATTGACACATCAAACGTGGAAGTTTTTCCACAAAACGCACCATAGATGATGTCTGCAACTTCTCTGCTAGTCGATCCAGATAGGGGGATGATTTAAACTAAACTACATTTCTATTTTTATAAAAATGGTATATAGGAAAAACTCCAATAAAAAATATGTAAAAATCCATTTTGATCTTTTAGGCTAACAACTGTCCACCTATGCCGCTAAAGCGCGAAATTGAGGTAAAGTTCATGGAAGTTTTCCAGTAAAGTCATCATAGTATGAGTCTTGTGTTGGATGAAAATAGACCCTTGATAGGGTCGGTCGTGAACGCAGTGAACGAATTTTGGGTAGATGTATGTAGAGATGTTCAGAAAAAGTAAAAAACTATTTCGAGAATAATAGTTAAGAGATAAAACTTCGCATTTGAAACAAATGCTCGTCAATGCGTCCTGTGTTAAACACAGGCCACATTTTCACAAAAGATTACATGGTGAGTTATATAGATATTATATGTAGTGTAACGAAATATAATATCTATATTAGTCTATCTTATATATGTATATCTTATTAGCGTTCAGTTGACATACACAAAAGTGTCGTCTGCCGAACGACGGTGGTTCAGCCGACATACACAAAAGTGTAGTTTGCCGAACGACGGTTTTTCACGATGGATATACTCACATGTTTAAGACTTAGTATTCGTCATGCAAAAATCGGCTTTGAAATAATACGCATATAATTCTAATTGGAGAATATGAATACACAAGTCAAAATCGCATACGCAAAGGAGGTGTAGATTATTGCAAAAGCCTGAATACTTCACAAAGTTCCCAAACGATTATATTCAGGGAGATATCAGGTCTAAATATGGAGTTAGCAGAAAATTTTATATAACTTATATCCTTATTGACAGATATAGGTCTTATGAAGATTATAGCTGGATAACAATCAGAAAGGTTATGGAGTTTTACGGATACAAAACAACAAAGCATAAGCCAAAGGTGTTTCATGAGATATTGGATGTGTTGGAGTATATGATTAATAACCGCATGATCGAAATAAAACAAAACCTGGACTCTATCGGATATGACACGGGAATCGAAATTAAAGTTATTCCAGAAAATTTTGATGTAGCGGACAAGTTCTCCAAAATTACATCATCGCAGCTTGATTTTATCATGATGGCAGAATCGAGTATAAATAAAGAGAATTTGCTGATGGCATTTTTATATATCAACTCTTATATTTACATCCGCCCTCGAAATAATAGGAATCAGGAAATCATGAAAAATCCAAGTTCTAAACCGGAAGCATTTTGGAAAAGCGTTGATTCTATGTCCAAGGAACTATCGATGTCAAAAGATACTATCAACCAATGTATAACATGCTTTACTTCTGCCGTTGCGGACAAGCCGCCAATTCTAATAAAGATAAATGCTGAAGATGTTAAAACTTATATTGGAAAAATTCCTCAAAATATCCCAAACGTATATGTACTCAACAAAAAAGGATATGAGCAATAGGTAAAATGGGCGATCCAAAAAATGCTACAAATTTACAACATTCATCCATCAGTAAATGCAGATGGAGAATAAATAAATGTAACCCATCAATCACAGCTAACCAAAAGGAGTGGTGCTATGAAATTTAAAACAAAGGAGATAAGAATTTATGGTAGGGGATTTTATTTTAAGGGAGAACCGTAATCGGTTTGGAGGAATTGTTGCAGAATTTGATTTTTATGGACCAAGTGGTGATCCATCAACAGGTTCAATCATTGCAAGTAAAATTGCGTCAGACTTTGCATTTGACGATCAATGTCGCAAAGCCTTAGAGACGAATGGGAGGTATGGCGCATGATCGAGAAAAATTTTGACAAAAACAACGAAAACTGCATCGAATGGCTTACTGGACAGAGATTTATAACGATTACTGCTACGGAACGAAAAATGATCAACCGGTTAAAGAAGTTATATACAGAACGCAAAGACGAATTCATCAGTTTTACAGAGAATAAGGATGGTTCTGTTTGTGCCAAAATTCCTAGACGTTGGGAAAAAATAAATGCAGGCGCAAAGCCAGATGCACCGAAAAAGAAAATATCTGAAGAACAGAAAGCGCGCAATGCTGCCAGACTTGCCGAGTACAGAGAGAAAAATAAGAGCAATAAGTTAAAATGAGAAATACTGAACAGAAATTTTTTGAACGCGCAAAGCAAGTCGCCGCATTATCCGATGCAAGCTACTCTCCCACTGGCTGCGTTGCAGTATACAGAGGTGTTGTGATCGCCGCCGGATGTAACTCGCAGAAAACCCATCCAATGCAGGACAAATACAATCGTTATCGCGGTTCGAGTAAGACGAACTATTTCATTCCGAAAATTCACGCAGAAATCAACGTTCTTTCTTCTATTCGTCATATGGATATCAATTTTTCCAAGGTGGATTTATATATTTACAGGATTTGTAATAGCCGACCGATGGGCATTTCGCGCCCTTGTCCGTCCTGCATGGCTGCCATTAAGGATTTTGGGATCAGAAACATTTATTATACGACCGACGGCGGCTTTGCGCATGAATATCTAGCGAAAGGAGGAGTTGCTTAATGTGTATGATTTGCAGACAGCATAAGTGCCCTCCAGGATGTCCAAATTACACGCCGCCAAAAGTAAAACACTACTGCTCTATTTGTGGGCAAGGGATTATGGATGGCGAACTATTTTTAAAGAACATCGATGGAGAATATATACATTATGACTGTGTTACCGGCATCCGGCAATTGTTGGAATGGCTCGGTTATAAAATTGAAACTATGGAGGACGATGAGTGATTAGTATTAGCAAGGATGACTTCGTTAAGGCAATTGAAGACGTGAGGAGCGCAGAAAGATGTAGTACCAACCTTAATTATTTTTTCAAAGAAAACAAAGTTGATGGTTATTTGTTTTTCCCGGATTGTTCAACAACCGTTGTTCGATTGCTGCATAAATTTTTTGGGAAAGCCGATCAAGATGATTGGATTAGCTACTTCTGTTTCGAATTGGATTTCGGAAAAAAATGGAAGGAAGGATGTATCCGCGATGCCAATGGGCAAAATATCGATTTGCATAATGCGGAAGTTCTGTATGATTTTCTCGTAAGAAATATGGAGTAAAAAATATGGGACAATATGGATTAAAAATAAAAAATATTGAGGCAAGCACGCTCTATGAATATAACATAGGCGTGCGAGATCATTACGAATATAAAGATGCCATGTTTGTAAATAGCCTTTTTTCTGATTTTCTGTTGGAAAATGGAATGTCAACATGGAAGGACGAATCCACCAGAGATATTATATGTTTGGAATTTAATTACGGAACACGTTCATATCAGCAGGAACGAGAACATTTTAACAAGATGTTCCAAAAGACTCATAAGGAACTTAGAACGGCCAGAATTAAAGGCGATGAGTATTTAATTCAAAAGACTCTGAATAAACGGAATAGATTGGAGGATCTTTTTTTTAAAGCTCGCCGTATGAGTTATGAATATGACCAACTTTCAAAAGATGATTTGCGAGAATTATATTACAACAACGGCGTATCTGCCGAGTATGTCTCCCGTGATAAAAAAGGGAATATTAAAAAACGCGAAGTAATACATTACAGAATGCTGTTTCGAAGTACCGGCAAGGCTAAAAAGGGTGCGTGCATGTTCATTCGAGACAAGCTTTATAAAAAAGCCAGAGATTTTCTGTATATGGGAATAAAACTCCCAAAAAAGAATGCAAAAATTGTAGAAATCAGTGCTTATGCTCCTCTTGTCTCCAGCGGAATTGTTGGAAAGGTTAAAATAAATCCAAAGAATATTTTAATTTTAAAGGATGTGGATCGCTTTTTTGAAACAAATGTGGTCAGCGTAGAAACCGATGAAAGACGTCAATGCGTTACAAAACATATTTCTGGTTACAAATTAAAAAATACTTTGTTCGACGGACAAGCATTGATTGATTCTAGCATTTTCCCGTCGTGGGGAAACGGATACATCTTGTTGCGACATCATTTTTGCAAGATGGCGGCATTCAACACGAACATCCAACAATTTTTCAGAGACTACTTTGGAGAGAATTATCAGAATGCTACTGTTGAAGATATGTTTGGAGTAAAACATTATGTAAAAGATATTGAACTTATTACTACAGATAACGCGATGAAGTGGCTAAAGTTCGATGTGTCATATGATTATTGGTGTGAAAGGGTTTACGAGAATAATTGCATGTTTGGAATCGTAAAAACTGCACATCCCAGCAAACTTGGAAGACATCAGAAAATGAGTTATCAGATGGTGAACTCTTTGGATTATGATATTATGTCAACAGTTTGCGCTGAGAGCTTTGCATATGTTAATCAATTGAAAAATGACGATGCAGTATTTTTTAAATACTTGAAAGATCATAGCAATTTTTCTAATGACTATGAAGTTCTTCTGGCTCTATGCGACCATAATCCAGATTTTAAATATAGTTCTTACTTCAAAGATCGCAAGAAACGGATAATTGAGAATTACGTGATTCATATGAAATCTGGTGAAATTATTCAAAATGCGGAGAACCTAACTGTTGTCGGTTCTCCATACGCGATGCTTCTTTACGCGGCAACAGGTATTGAATCTGCCGTAGATAATGATGATACTTTTTTCTGTGAACACGGATCTATTCAGTGTTATTCCGAGCGTTTTGAAGATGGTGAATACTTAGCTTTCTTCAGAAGTCCTTTCAACAGCAAAAACAACATTCTGTATTTGCACAATGGTCACAATCCGAAAATAAAAAAGTATTTTAATCTTGGCAAGCAATGTGTTGCGATCAATATGAATGGAACAGACGCACAGGACAGAGCAAATGGAATGGATATGGATTCGGATTTTGGATTCACTACAAACCAACCGGAAATCGTTTTATTCGCATCAAAATGCTACAAAGAATATCCAACTGTTGTAAATAATATTCCGAAAGAATCCAATGTGTACAACAACACGATGAATGATTTTGCACGTATGGATAGTAATCTTGCGAAGTCACAAACGGACATTGGCGGATCTAGTAATTTAGCTCAAATAGGGCAAACGTATTCTTGTAATTCAGACGATTCTAAATATGATGATTATGTTTGCATTTTGAGTGTCTTAGCTCAGGTTGCAATTGATAATGCAAAGCGAAGATTTGATGTTGATGTAGCAAAAGAAATCTCGCGTATAAAGGCGGATATGGATATCGAAAAAAACAAATATCCGGAATTTTGGAGAGTCATCAAAAGAGATTTCAATAGAGAGAATATTAATAAGGATCTTGTCTGTCCAATGAATTATCTTGTCAACGCAAATCTAGGAAGAGGCAAGTATCAAAAAACAATTCCTATGGACAAGTTTTTCATCAAACATCCTCTTGATATCCATCGAAGAAAATGTATTAAGGTGGAAGAGCTGATTGAAAGGTTTTCCATTGATTTAATAGCCGTACAAATTTCTGGAGAATGGAATCGTGAAGAAGTCTTGGTATTAAAAAGCAACTTTAACGATTTAGTAAAAGAGCTTAGACAGATAAATATATCTGGAAATTATCTAGGATTGATGTCTTGGTTGATAGATAGGGCATTCTTTATAACTCCGTCTCTTAAAAACAATAAAGCGCAAACTGCTAGTAAACTTGCTCAGAATAAAGCAATTTTACTGAAAGTGTTATACGAATGCAATCCCAAATCGTTTTTGAGCTGCTTTACCAAAAACATCGACGACCAAAAAACTGCAAAAAACGCCTAAAAAGTGGATGCCCGAACTCATTTTATCTTCCGAAAACGCTGGAAAATCAAGGGTTTTCGCATGATCAAATAGTCTGTTAGTGAGGGGACACGGGCTTTTTGCCTGACATACTCTCGCCGCTGCGATCCAATGCGGTTAATAAGTATGGGAACATGTTTTTAATGCCTTAGCCACAGGCTTAATATGTGGCTTCTACGAAATATTTCAAGGATTAAAAGGAGAAAATATTATGGTATTAAAAGAAGCATTCGAATATCAGAACTTCATCAGCAATCTTATTTCCATAGCTTCTAATTATCTGGACAACAGAAGCTTCATCACTGAGACAGTTCAGAAACACCAGAAAACAAAGGTAAATAAAGATGCTATGGACGAGGAAATCAAGGTTTCAACGGCTTATTCTGAAATGGAATTTGAGCCAAATGACCTACTGAATCTGATGTCTAAGTTATTTGACGAAAAAGACGCTGTTTCCGCCGCTATTAAAAAGGCGAAAGACGGTCTGGATTTTGACGTGGATTCCGCCGTAGGCATGAATAAACTCAAGCAGAAGTATCTCAATACACTCTCTGCTATGGGTTCTATGAAGAATACTGAAAGAGACGGTCAGGCAACTGATTACAAATTTGATATTAATGGCGAGCAGAAGCCTTATAAATATCCAGTAAAGGAAGTAACCACTATCCGATACGACCGCAACAGCGTGAAGGGGCTTGAAAAGAAAACTCGCCGAGAAACCTCTGAAACTTCTATGAAGATTGACGCGGCTATGGTTACGACTGTTGTGGATTTTGAACCGAAATATGAAATCGGTTCTACTCTGGAGGATGTAGTGCTGCAATAAGCGGCACTCTCCTACCAATAATGTCGATGAGAGAATTGGAGTAAGTCGATTGATGGCTAACCGCTTCAGATGCAGATGAAGTGTAACGCTGCGAGGTGTGAACAGAACCATATCTGGTCAAAAACTTTTTCGATGGTAAGTGTAAATTTTGAAAATATACATAGCTATTAATGCAAGAGGAAATTGCGAAATTATAAATACTAAGATGAATGCGTTTCGTCCTCTCGTTAATCCGACACATCAAAAGATCTTTATTTCTCCACCCGATACTCCATAACATCCTAACATCGTTTCGCCGTATACATATTAATAGATATTGGTTTAAATTCTTCGGATTTGAACCGGTCTGATGAATTAATTGTGAGAACAATTCTACTATATTTGCTTCGGCAAATATGACAATTGGTTGGAATCGAAAGATGTTATTCCAGTTTTCTCATTGGCATTATTGCCTTCATTTCAGAAGGAGATGCAGATTTATCCCGTTGTCCTACTGCTATTTTGTTCACGGGATATCCGCACTTCTATCTTATGTTATTTTTGTTTCATTTTTTATTATCTCCTTTCTTTTGTGGCGGCTGTGTTCGCAAAGTGCAGCATGGTCGCCATGTCTCAAAAATCATCGCGGAATGACGAGCAATTGGACGCTCATCTGACTCATTATCAGAGGTATGCAGGTTCGAATCCTGCTTCCGCAATTCCCGCCGCTGTAGTGTAGTTTGGTCTAGCATGGCTGGCTTCCAACCAGTAGACTCGGGTTCAAATCCCGATAGCGGCTTAAAAATTCCATCGAGAGCATGGAAAATATGGAAGAAAAGGATGTGTTTTACTATTTTTACGATCACGAAAAACGAAATGGAATTCCTGGTAAGGAAGGGATTTAAATGGGGCGACGACATTCATCGGACGAACTCTAATCGCCACACTTATTATGCCACTGAGTCAAGAGCCATTAAGACTACTTTGGAAAACTATCGGAAAAACAAAACAATTAGTGCGTAACCCGCACAGGAGGATTAAAAGGATTATGGCAAAAAGTAAATTACAGTTTAAAAGAAGCACAACAGACAAGTTGAACATCAAAGGAACTCTATCTGACGACAGAGCAAGTATTGTTTATGTGGACGAAAATGACACAGAACAGGTAGTTGCAATCAGTGACCTTCTGAATGTTTTTAGAAATCAGCCAATTGAATTTACTGTGCAGTTAAAGTCTGAAGATGAGCTTGATATCATTCCAGCCGACGACGAAGAATAGAAAGTTGGTGGCTGATTGACCGATTTAAACAGACGTGAAAATGAAACTGATTTTGAGTGGAAATTAAGATGCTGTCTTGCCAAAAAACGCGGCGAGACAGACATGGACTGGATTGAAATTCGTGACATGCTCGGTCTAAATATTACACCGGATCAGCTGAGAAAAATTTCTGTAGGTTACGCGGAATACGACGATTATCTTAATGGAAATTCCGGTGTTGCTACTACTATTCTATCTATTTCTGATTTACATATCCCATTTCAAAAACCCCTTGAAACATTTGAAAAATATGCCGGAAAGATTGATGTGTTGCAGTTAAATGGTGATCTTATTGACTGCATGGCGTTATCTCGTTTTACAAAAACATTCCGCGTGTCTCCAGTTGAAGAAATGATCGTGTGCCGTCAGTACCTGATTGATCTTATTACGATGATTCGTCCTAAAAAAGTTCTCGCAAATGACGGGAATCACGAGATCCGACTGGGCGCAACTCTTGCTAAAAACCTTGATAACGAATTGCAGGAGCTGATGCCAGAATCCGCGCTGGAATATATTTTCATGGACGGGTTTACTCATTATGATCGCAAAACTCACGCCAAGACAAAGTATGCTCCGCTGTGCGAAGTGTTCGACGACATCGATGTTGAGTATACGGGAACGTGGTATTCGCAGTATAAAGATGTGATCTTCTGTCATCCTAAAGCCTTTTGTAGCAATCCGATGAAAACGGCTGAAAAGGCTCTTTATTGGTTTCGAAATGAGGGTCATGTTTTTCGAGCGCTCATAATGAGCCACACGCACCGCCTTGGTTCCTATAAGATTGGAAATTCCATGATTTATGAACAGGGATGTTGCTGTGATACGAGCAGAATGAGATACAACGACGGGCAACTGATTAACTCTCAAAAGGAGGGCTATATTGTTGTCTGCTTGGACAAAGATGGGCATGTAATTGAAGAAAAAACTAAGCTTGTTTCATTAAATTAAATGATGAAATATAACAGAGAAAACTTGAGGAAAGTGAGAATAGTCCTCTGCCTTATATGACAGCGAATGAGATACACGGTGAGACGCGTGTATGACAGCGAGGAAGAAGTAAAGGTGAGACGCTTTGCAAACATATAGGGAGTATAAATGGTTACTAAATTCACCAGAAAAGAATTACAAAGAATTTGTTGTAATGATGATGAAATAAAACTGATTATGGATTACCAAAAACGGTTTCCGATCATCTTAGACAACGAAGATAATATTGAGAAGTTCTGCATTGATGCTAGGCAGCTATGGGAAGAATTGGAATGTCCGCAGGGTCAGTTCAATAAATGGGTTGAGAGAAAATTTAAGCCTTATGGATTCGTAGAAAACGTCGATTTTACTGCATTTGGACAAAAATGTCCAACTGCAAATGGTGGTTATACGATCTCAAAAGAGTACACGTTATCTGTTGATATGGCAAAACAGTTGGCCATGATTGACAAGAAAGAATCTGGTTTTATCGCAAGAAGATATTTTATCCTTATGGAACGGATTGCGAAAGACCATAAAGATTGGCTAGAGACGAGAAATCCAGAAAGAAAAGATTATAAAAATATGTGCGAATCGCTCTCGGATAACATATTTAAGCATAGCGCTAGACCGGCTGATAAATATGATTATTCGCGTGAGGCGAACATCTTAAATATAATCTCTTGTGGTTCTGAGGCACAGTCAATACGAAACTATTTTGGATTAAACAGTCAGAACGAATTAACTCGTGATAGTCTTCAAAAGGATTACAACGAAAAACTGGCATTTTTGCAGAAACAGAACATGATTTATTTAAAGTTGGATATGTCAATCGTTGAAAGAGTCAAAATGCTAATTGCTTCTTTCGATGTAATTTATCCGACAGCATCTCCTGTTCTTCCTTGGTTGTCAAGGGATGACATGATGAAAGCGAGAGAAAATTTGATAAACAGATTATCTGGTTGATGAACAGCTCTTTAGTGGCTGTTATTTTTATGCCCATTTTTACGGAGAGCGGCTGAAATATGCTACTCTCCCATTTTTAAAAATAAAAGGATTAAAAGGAGAAAATATATTATGACAAGAAAAGATGTTATTCAGGAAATGACTGCTAGAACAAATGAAAAATACAACGAAATGCTGGAAGCCGAAGGAAAGCTCACTGATAAGGACAAGTTTCATAGGAGAGATGTCGCAGCGTTTTTCGCAGCTTTTGAAGAGCTTGTAACAGAGGCAAAAGGCGACAAGGTGCCTGTTCCGGGATTAGGTTATTTTACCAAGAGACATGTTAATGCCAGAGCTGGCGTGATGAAGGGTGTTGCTTGGGAAAAACCTGAACATGACGAACTGACTTTTAAAGTTGATTCCGCCATCAAGGAACTATGAGGTAACGAGTATGCATTTTGATGATGTTTATGATTTGGTAGATGCAGTTGTAGACAGATTTTCCTACGAAGAAGATAAACATGACAAAAATTCAGATGGCGATATGCCATTCGTGTGTGTCGTTGCTGGATATGACATTATGCGGCAGGTTCTGAAAGTGATGCTGGAAATTACTGATTTTGCCATTGGAAATTTGGAACTGCTCAATGCTAAAGTGGATGGATATGACAAAGAGTATGTTTTGACGATTTCGCCGGATTGCGAAGTTTCTGTCGAGAGATGTTTTGTAAATAGCGTTCCTCATCCAGAAGGCGATTATGTGTATTGCTACAATGATATTGTATTCGTTCACGGCGATGTAAATTCCAGATTTTATATTAAGAATAAGAATTTTGCGAAAGAAATTATTGATTTCGATTTAGAGGATGATGAGGATGATTGCGATGGATGCGGATATTGCGAAGGCTGCGCTCCGTTAAAATCGTTTGAGATCGAGATCGACACAAATGATCTGCTGGATATTTTGGCGGATGTTCTAAGATGATGAATTGAGTGCGTGGCTGTGAGTTGCGCACTCTTTTTGTATGGGCAGGTATGCCTAGCGGCGAGGGCAAGGGACTGTAAATCCCCCACAAAGAAACATCAGAGGTTCGATTCCTCTCCTGCCCACTGAACTAAAAAATATACGTCCGTAACGAGAAATTTTCGAGTGAAATCATTTAGACTATTACATATTGTTGCCGGATGAAATGAACGAAGAAACTTATGAAAAAATATTGGATAGATATCTGAAAGAGGTGGCTTAGTATTTATTACTATCTTACTTCTTTTTATTTTTTGAAGGGAAGTGAGGTATAATGGGAAGAAAAATACAGCACAATAATATTGTAACAGAAGAATTGCTGTTGCAATGTAACAAAGAGAATATAGAATTAGGGAATGATTTTTTGGATTACCTTCGTTCGGTTGACAGATCCCCAAATACTATTGAAGCATATGCCAATGATTTGCGAATTTTCTGGGTGTATCTTTTTCAACATTGTAATAATAAGTTTTTTGTCGATCTATCTAAAAGAGATATTTCGAAGTATCAAAGTTATTGTCTTACAGAATATAAATGGAGTCCGGCGAGGATGCGCAGGGTTAAATCAACTCTATCATCGCTTTCAAACTATGTTGAAAATATGCTGGATGATGAATATGATGGGTTCCGACCTATAATTAGGAAAATTGAAAATCCAACAAATGAAAAGGTGTTTACAAAAACCGTTTTGGAAGACTCTCAGCTAGAGAATTTACTTAAAATATTAGTTGAAAAGGGTAGGTATGATCAAGCATGTATGCTATCTTTGGCTATGAATAACGGTAGAAGGAAAAGTGAGTTGCCTAGATTCAAAGTTTCCTATTTTGACGATGAAAACATTATTTATGGCTCTTTATATAAAACACCGGAACAGATAAAAACGAAAGGTAGGGGCAGTAGAGGCAAATATCTTACTGCATATACACTTTCAAAGCCATTTAAACCATATCTTGATTTGTGGATGAATTACAGGAAAGAAAATAAAATTGATTCAGAATGGTTGTTCCCTAAGAAAACTGCCGGTAAATATGTAGACGAGCCAATTGATAAAACAACTCTCGATAGTTGGGCAGAAACATTTAGCAGTTTGCTTGGCGTTGATTTCTATTGGCACTCTTTGAGACATTATTTTACAACTGCATGTTCTCGCAGCGGATTGCCAGATGACGTTATTCAAATGCTAGTTGGCTGGCAGTCTTTAGATATGGTGTCGGTCTACAAAGACCTGACACCTGACGAACAATTTGAAAAATATTTCGTAGATGGTGAAATAAGAAAAGTAGAACAAGCGTCGATTTCTGATCTGTAAAGCAAATAAGATTGCAGAAATCGACTTTTGTTCGCTTTCCCTTATCTTCTCCCACTTTTCGTGATATAATATATCAAAACCCTCTAGTATCTCAATCCTCATAGGGGACGAACGTATATTAACCCCTCAAACAATAGTAGTTCAATCATATTAGAGGATCATACCCCATAGAGGAATCAATCAAAAGCCGATTGGATAATTCTGGGTTGCTTTATTACGATGTATATTGTATATTAAAATTGCATATGATATAATACTCTTGCAAAGTATTGTGAGAAGGAGGTCGAATTATGGGCGATTCTTACAGAAAACTTGATATTGCGAAGCTGGCATCTCGTAAACATGGAACCATCTCGACTTCGGACGCTCTTCGCAGCGTATCTCCTATGGGATGGAATCCAGAAGTTTATACTGGCGAAAAAAAAGTTTTGATAAGCAAACAAGGAATTTCTTATGTGCAAAATAGGTGATATTATCATCGTTGATAAGTATAAAGATCACGGAAAATCTATACGGTCACACTCTTTCGTTGTTGTCAGCGATGAGAACGGAGAAATACATGGACTGTCCTATGATTTCGTGGCGAATGTCCTCTCCTCCTTTAAAAACGAAGAACAAAAGCGTAGAAAATTAAATTATCCGGGCAATTTCCCGCTGACTTCGGAAGACGTTGATACCGATCCTAACAATGGGAAAAGCGGTTACATAAAAGCCGATCAGTGGTATTATTTTTCAAAGGATAAGATTTCATATATGGTAATAGGTAATATGAAGTCGGACATTTTTAATCTGCTTATTGACTATATCGAAGAATCAGATTTTGAAATCGTCGATATAGTTGATAACCTATAGACAATAGCTCGCCTGCCAGGTGTAGGAGGAGTTCCTGAAGGCGTCATGTGTAATACATGGCGCTTTCTGCATCAATCGCTCACCATGATGTGAAAGGGTGTGCTAGAACGTATTTGGCAACTATGCCAATGGCGTTTTCTATTTTCTAAAGCAGTCAATGTAGACAATGTCTGCACGACTGTTTCAATTTTGACTTATAAATAATATTTATATGTGATATATTTTTCTAAGAAAAGACAGGCAATTCCCGTTAGACGGTTTTGAGTCAATATTTGGTCGTATTAGCTAATAGAAAAACATATTAACACAACAAAAGTAACCGCTTATTGATCTGGGCGGTTATTTTTGTGCGTCAATTTATCAACAAGGCGAATTATGTAGGCGGTAAACACACCGCTCAAAACTCTGTCAAAAATTTCCAATAAATCGAAAATATATAGTAAACGGTTTCTGGTATACATACGATGTACTTCGGCGAATTTCGCAAGTTAGGAACCAGAAGCGGGTAAGACACCTGCACACCAATGATGACAACATTGGTTCAAGACGGCCTGTCGATTCGTTGGCAGACTTTTACTCAATAAGCATGAATGGGATACTACACAAGGCCATAAGTATCCTATTCTAAACAACTGCGCAAGTATAGCGCAAGTCAACTAGTTAGTGCTTCATGCTGATATTTGTTGCAACACCAACTACCCATATGATGACAACATATGGACTAGACGGCTCGTCACCGTCTATTTCTGTGCGAGAAGCCTGACGTCGAAAATCCTAGCTGGGATGCATACTGGCTCTGATTCTGAGTGTTCATCACGCTCTCTCGCCCTATTGACCCGTCGCCCAATTGGTTAGAGCGCACGACTGTTAATCGTGAGGTTGTGAGTTCAAGTCTCACCGGGTCAGCTATTAAAATCAAAAGAAAGGAGTGGAATTTTGCAATGGCATTGTCATTTCAGGATTCTGTTAATAAGCAGAAATTATTAAAAAATGTAGAAAATGAAGTGTCTACAGTGAGTTTAGATAGTGACATCGCTTTATACGAAAGCAATGCTGTGAATGTTTTAGCTGTCGATGATTTTTCGGTTAGTAATAAATACTTATGGTATGACGATTATAGTGATGACGAATTATCCACGGTTGACGCTAAAAAGAACATCACAGTAAACGAGAATCAGATTAATATTACGCAAGAATCTAATTCTCAGTTTGTTCCATTCCAGATGAATCGATACTACGACGGAATGGACTTAATGAAAATGACCATCATGGTCCATTTTGTTACGGCGCAAGGATATGAAGATAACGCGACGCCGATAAACGTAAGTTACAATAACGAAAAAATTAGGTTTGGTTGGCTAGTCAGCAAAAATGCGACCGCACACGAGGGCGATCTGCAATTTGAAATTCAGGCTATAGGTACAAACTCGAAAGGTGACGAGTATATCTGGAAAACAAAGCCGAACGGTAAACTGAACATTCTGAAGTCTCTTGCCGGAAATGGTGTTATCGAGCCGGACGAGTCATGGATCACATCTTTTCTATTTCAGGTAACTGAAAAGGTTGGAGAAGCACAGGAAGCCGCAACCCAAGCAAAGAAATACGCGAATGATGCAGCTCAGTCTGCCGCAAGTGCAGGAAATATCGTTGTTGACGCGAAGAATGAATTGGCGAGCACAGTTGACTCTTCTATTGCTTCTAAGTTGGAGCCTTACTACACTTCTGCGCAGGTTGATGAGTTGCTAAAAAATGTTGACCTGACAGATGTTTATAAAAAGATTGATGCAATCGACGGATTGGCAAAATTTAAAGTAGAATACGATTCCGTAAATAAAACAATCACGTTTTATAACGACACCACGGTTATCGAGGCGATTAAATTAAATACCGATCCATCCGCAGAATGGGTGTCATCTTATGGGCAGATCGTAGACAGCAAGATTTCGACTGCTACTACTCCGATCACCGAATCAATCAGTGAATACAAGGGAAAGGTGGATGCAGATCTTGCGGAAATTCATAAGAACATCGACGACCTTCCAGAAACACTTAAAACACGGTACTACGACAAAAATTCTGTAGATACTCTTCTGCAATCCAAAGCGAATTCTGCTGAAATCACAAGCATTTCCAGCAAAATAGACACAGTTGAACAGACTGCGAACACCAACAAAACAAGTATTTCATCTGTTGGCACAAAGGTGGCTGAAATAGAGGATCTGGTCAGAAATATTGAAACCGATCCTGGCAAAACATATAACGCAACATATAACAGCGAAGACGGGCTGTATACCCTATACGAGATCGAAAACGAGGGAAAGGATGGCGAAATAAGCACAGTCAAGGCCCAATTTAAAATTGTAGGCGGAGGCGGCGGAGGTGCTACTACAAGCACTCTGAAGATTGAATATGTAACCAAGTCCCCGTTTATTGTGACGGCAAATGATAAAGCCATCATCAAATATAACTTTTCTGGATTGGACTCTTCTGGAGATGCGGTTACAGAAGGAACATATACTTGGAAAATTGGAAATAAAGTAATTGCAACTGGTACGGCGTTTAATGGCGAAAACTCTTTTGACGCAACGAATTTTATTTCCACTGGAACACAAAAGCTACTGCTTATTATTACAGATGACGCAGGCAGCTTAGTAACAAAAAGCTGGTCTGTTCAGTTGGTAGATATCCGAATTGAATCTTCTTTTAATGATAAATTGACGTACCCCATAGATGTTGTGTCGTTTGATTACACACCTTATGGTGCTATTTCAAAAGACGTTCATTTCAAAGTTGACGGCGAAGAAGTTAATAAGACTACCACTACTTCTTCCGGCATTCCTATGGCTTACAATATTCAGCCAAAAGAACATGGGGCGCATCTTGTTGAAGTATATATCACGGCGGAAATTAACGGTTCCACGGTGGAATCTAATCATATTTACAAAGATGTAATTTGGTATGACCCTAATTCCGACATTCCGGTTATCGGTTGTATTTCGAAGAATATTACCGTTCAGCAATACGACACAGAGAATATCGTTTATACTGTATATGATCCGAAGACGGAATCTCCCACTGTAACATTATATGTTGATAACAAAGAAGTTTCTACACTTCATCTCGATTCCAATACTCAGACTTGGCAGTATAAGCCGACCGATGTAGGATCTCATGTTTTGAAGATCGTGTGCAGAGGCGTCGAAAAAATAATCAACGTTACCGTAGAAAAACTGGACATTGACATAGAGCCTGTTACCGCTGGATTGCAATTCGACTTTAATCCCATCGGCAGATCGAATAACGATTCAAATAGGTTATGGGTGTACGAAGGTAATTCTGATATCAAAATGACTGTTTCTGACAACTTTGACTGGGAAAATGGCGGATATCAGCTGGACGAAAATGGCGATCAGTATTTTGGCGTAAAAGCTGGCACTACTGCTGCCATTTCTTATAATTTGTTCGCAGACGATGCCAGAAGAAACGGTAAAGAGTTTAAATTTATTTTTAAAACAGAGAACGTTGCAAAAAGCGATGCTACATTCCTAAGCTGTGAATCTGGCGGCATTGGTTTACAGATGAATGTACACGAAGCTTACATTAAGTCAAGCGCAAAGTCTCTGTATGTTCCATACAGCGAAGAGGACATTATTGAATGGGAGTTCAACATAGACAACAGCGAATCTACTCCTATAGTAATGTCATACGAAGACGGAACGCCTTGCAGACCGATGAGCTACACAAAGGATTATTCTTTTACACAGGAAAATCCCGTTGGTATTACAATTGGTTCTAACGATTGCGATGTAAGAATTTATCGCATGAAAGCTTACAATAAGAGTTTAGACTCAAAAGCCATTTTGAACAATTTTATTGCAGATGCTAGAACAGCAACTGAGATGATTGATCGTTATAAAAGAAACCAGATTTACGATGAGAATCAGGCGCTTACTCCTGAACATCTTGCAGAAGCATGTCCTGATATGAGAATTATCATGCTGGAAGCTCCACACTTTACAAATAATAAAAAGGACTTTGTAAAAAATACGTCCATTGAATGTATTTATAAAAATGGAGATCCAGTTTTGGATAACTGGAAATTTGAAAATGCTTATCACAGCGGACAAGGTACTACTTCAAACGAGTACGGTGATTCAGGAAGAAATATTGACCTTATTTGCTGTTTTGATGGAATTCATCAAGCCACAAGTAAAATTCCACTAGATCCAGATTATAAAACAATTTTAACTCTTGGAGACGGAACAAAATACGAAGATGGTACTGGTACGGTTTCATTGACTAGGACTTCTGTTCCGAATAAGTGGTTCAATGTAAAAGTGAACGTCGCATCCTCTGAAATGGTAAATAACGCATACGGGCAGAATAGATATAACACTTATCTTCCATATTCAACTCCTGCTACTAGGAGAGATTCGAAAATTAAAAATTCTATGGAATTTGTAAACTGTGTTTTATTCATTAAAGAGAACGATCCAGATGTGTCTACGCACAGGGAATTTCAGGATTGCGAATGGCATTATTACGCACTCGGTAACATCGGAGATTCAAAAAAGACAGACGTAACAAGAGCTTATGATCCAGATGACATGAAAGAATTTTGTGTCGAAATAAGCGACAATACTCTTGCAAACTCCACATTTCAGACCGGTGTTAATAATTCAGATGGATCAATGAAATATCCAATCAGCAAATCAGAATGGGCAACCGGAAATGTTGCTTATGATGCACTTTATAATGATTGGGACGGATCATTTGAATTTAGGTATGATTGTTGCGGCGATTCTAAAGATGGTGATCCTACATCTACTGATGAAATTAAAGAACAGATTAGAGCAAATAATCGTCAGATCTGGAGAAGTTTCTATGAGTTTGTAATTACATCGAGCAATGAAGAGTTTGTGAATAATTTGAAAAATTGGTTCATTGTAGATTCTGCTACATATTTTTACTTATTCACTCTTAGATATACGATGATTGATAACAGAGCTAAGAATACATTCTGGCATTGGGCAAAACATTATATCAGCACGTCCGAAGCCGCTGAGATGGGTGATAAAGCAAAATATTATACAATTGATGATGAAGCTTCTGGGATCAATAATGGATACCGATTTGATTTCTGGGCTTATGATATGGACACTCAACTTGGAATCAATAATTCTGGCGAACTTACTATGACTTATGGCAAAGAAGACACCGACTATCGCACAGATGGTGATCCGTCTTCTGGGTATATTTTCAACGCTGCTGATTCTGTATTTTTCTGTAGGATTCGTGACCTTATGCAGAGTCAACTTCGTATCATGTATCAGACTTGTGAATCTAAAAACTGTTGGAGTGCAACATCTCTTATCAATCAGTTTGATGAAAAGCAAAATGAATGGTGTGAAGAACTATGGAGATTAGACTACGTAAGAAAATATGAACGCCCTTATAGAAAAGGTAATACACGTTTCTTAGAGCAAATGATGAACGGGAAGAAGAAGTATCAGCGCAGACAGTTTGAGCGCGATCAGGAAGTTTATATGGCAACAAAGTTTTTAGGAACTACAGCCACCTCTGATCAGATTATGTTCAGATGTAACACTCCTGTTGGAGCCGCTGTGAAACCCGATTATACTCTTCATCTTACTCCGTATTCAGATATGTATCTATCTGTTATGTTTGGAAATTCTTCGGCTAAACAGATTCGTGCTAAAGCAGGACAGACATATGATATTGCATGTCCATATGATAGCATGGACGACACAGCTGTTCTTGTATATGCGGCATCTCGTATTCAGTCTATGGGAGATGTATCTACGTGTTACATTCATGACAACGACTTCTCTAAAGCTGAAAGGCTAAAAGAGCTTATCATTGGTAACACGACTAAAGGATACTCCAATGCTTTTCTAACAAATCTTGTTATCGGGAATAATAAGCTGCTTGAAAAATTAGATATCAGAAACACCCCTAATCTTACAACTAGCTTAGATTTTTCCAAATGTCTAAATTTAAAAGAGTTGTATGCGACAGGTTCTGGATTGACTGGCGTTTTATTTGCAAATGGTGGCAAAATTCAGACTGCACTATTGCCCGACACGTTGACATCTATCAACATGCGTAGCTTAAAATATCTTAACAATTTATCCATTGCCGGATACGACAAGATTACGACGATGATTGTTGAAAATTGCAACACAATCGATTGTCTCGACATGCTGAACAAAGCTTCAAAAGTGAGCCGCGTTCGCATTATGGGGGTTGCGTGGGATTTAAGTGATACTTCTATTCTGTCTCGACTGTATAAGATGGGCGGTATTGACAAAAATGGCTACAACACCGATCGGTCTGTTCTTACGGGCAAAGTTCATGTTCCCGTTATGAGACAAAAGGAGCTGGAACGCTATAACGAGGCGTGGCCAGATCTTGTGATTACTTACAACACACTTGTTGAACAGTTCGCTGTAACATTTAAAAATGATAACGGAGACATTCTTGACGTTCAATATGTTGATAAAGGCTCAAAGCCGGTGGACCCTATTTCACGAGAAGAAAATCCTATTAGCACTCCTACAAAGGAAAGCAGCGTAGAATTTGATTTTACATTTAATGGATGGGATTCAAATTTAGTTGCAGTTTTCCAAGATCTTGTTTATACGGCAACGTACACATCTTCTATTCGCAGATATACCATTCGGTACATGAACAATACACAGGTACTAAAAGAGACAACGAGCGAATATGGAACTGTTGTGTTGTACGATGGTGATATTCCTACTTACACATCGGAAGAGGCAGCTTTTAAATACTATTTGTTTAAAGGCTGGGATAAATCTGGTCTTGTAGATGGAGATAAGGATATTAAGGCGGTGTATGACTCATTCGAATACTCTACGGGATATTTTGATGGCAAAGAACTAAATCAACTTCGTCCTGTTGAGCTGTACGCTATGCTGAAAGTCGGTGTAGAATCAAATTATTTATCCGCAAAAGATTCTTTAACTATACAGCTCGGAAACGATTATTCTTACGCAGACGTAACAGAGAATATTCTGATCGATTCCAAAACAGAATTTACGGGTAAAAATTACGTTGATACCGGTGTAAAACTCTTCGACGAAGATCGTGATTTTGTGTTGGCGATTGATTACAAGTTTTCGAACAATTCTAAGAATACGAATGTGTTGGCACAATGTTTCCAGGCGGACGGAATGAACGGATTCCGGCTATGGTATAACGATGGAATTAAGGCGGCGTGGGGAACTGCTGCTACTTCTGCCGGTACCGTAGAAAATAGAGAAATTCTTGTCGTAAGACATAAAAAGGGAGACAACTCTCTCTATATTTACAACTCTAACCTGATTGGAGACGGCGATGCTCCTACAGTTGTTGAATTAAGTAAAACGAGGTCTACTCTTGCAGATTCCACTCTAGTTTTTGGTTGCGCCAAAGCAGATGATGGTGCTTATGAAAACTACGGTCTTGGAACAATTTACTGGTCAAAACTATGGTATTTTGATCTTGGTGAGGATGCTTGTAAAAACATTGCAATGTGGCCGCATGAAGATTTGAAGTTGGAGATTTCTGGATTCAAGAAATATTATCTTAGTAATAATAGCGGAAAAAGATCGTCTCTGACACTTCTAGCTTCTCAGCTGTTATCCGTTTCGAAGTCTATTGGTCGCAGCACGTCGAACACCGGAGGGTGGAATGCGTCGATTCTTAAATCATTCTTAGACTCCAGATTGTTAAGGGCTGTTCCTGTTCAATGGAGACAACTTATTAAGCAAGTCAAAGTAAACTCTTCTGTTGGCAATATGTCTACGGAGATAGGCAGCGCTGACAGTTATATTTATATTCCCTGTGCTATAGAGTTGAATCCTACTATGACAGAAGAGCCGTACTGCTACGAAGGATCTGGAATCGAATATTTTACCACAAACGCATCCAGAATATGTACGACTGAGGACGGCGTTGCGCATGAATATCTTACAAGATCTCCAAACGCAAGCTACACGGATTATTACTACCATGTTCAAGAAACTGGTTCTATGTATGGCTATTATTACGCATATAATCAGGCATATCTAAGAATTATGTTTTCAATCTAAAATATCGGAGAGTCGCAATTTGGTTTGCGGCTCTCTTCTTATACGAGGAGGTCGCATTGTTTTACAAAGTAATGCAAAACGGAAAGGTCGTAGATATTTTAGATAGGCTTGTCTTTTTAAAATTCCAACCGAAACACAATATTATGGTTCATTGCGATGAAGACAATGCGCAGGCAATCTTATCTTCAAACCAAAATACTATTTGGCACGTAGATACTTTACGCAAAACTTCTCGCGAATTCGAAACTGTATCTTTGGTTGAAATCACAAAAACAGAATACGAGCAGTTAAAAGCGTTGAACGGAAAAACTCCGCAGGAGATTATTGATGCTTACACTTTATCACTGCTAGAAAGCGGGTTGCTATGACAGAATTTATCGAAAGCTTAAAGCGTTTGTATAAAGATCGGATGATAGCAGACACAGTTTTAAAAAGACTTTTAGAATCAAAAAAAATATCTAATGACGAATTAAATTATATCAAAGGAAAGGAGGAATAAACGGAATGTATACAATTTTAGTTACAACTAATAACGAAGCCATTGTTAGCACACCGGATCAGCGAATTATGCAGCGCAGCAAATTAGTGGATACACTTCATATTCTTGTAGCTCCTACATACAACGGAATCAGCATGTCTGATTGCACTGTTTTGATGGAATACAAATTGCCAGTAAGTCAAGAAGCTCGTTCCGAAATTCTCTCTCTTTCCGACGAACTGTATAAAGAAAATCTGGAATATACACTGCCTCTTGATACCTATCTCACAAAGGAAGCTGGTAATGTTGAGATCCAACTTACTTTTCTAAAAAATGAGATGAATGCAGACGGCAGTATTACTCAGTATTCAAGAAAAATCAGCCCTTGTTTTTTGAATATTATTCCAGTTGCCGCATGGAGCAATATGGTTCCAGATGCGGAACTTGCAGCAATTGATCAGCGAATTTTAAAACTTGATGCAATTGCGAATCAGTTGGCTGATACACAAGACGCTGTTATTGATACAAAAGCTGACGACATCTCCTACGAGGGCAACACTATTCAGCTGCTTGCAAATGGCAAAAAGATTGGCACGAGTCATATTCTTGATCAGCAGAAAGAATTTGAAGTAGTTGAATTCGGTGGCAATTCCGACGCCGATTCGGATGACGACGATTATACGTTGGTTGAATTTTAATTGGAGGGTGGTCGTATGGCAAAGAAAAAATACAAGCTTGGTTGGGGTGATGAAAGTAAAATCTCTTCTGCCATTAGCAGCGGATTGCTAGATGGCGGCGATCTCGTTGTTACGAAAGATACTAAGCGAATCGCATTTATCGATCCAAGCACTGAATCAATACACTTTTTAAAAAGCAAACTACTCTCTTTTGATTCTGTTCAGGACGCAAAGGATTATGCCGCGTCCGACAAGTCAGCATATGCAGGTGAATTGATCGCCGTGTTAGTCGGCGGAAAACAGAAAACATATAGACTACAGGCTGCAGAGTCCGGCTATACGATTGAAGACATAGAGTCCGGAACTTCCGGTTCAAAACAGTATGTACAGGTTTCTGACGCATTCCCCACTTCCGGACAGGAAGAAGGCGTAATCTACATTGTCGGTTCTGTTGGCAAAATTTGGACTGGATCGGAATGGAAAGTAATCTTTGAGGATGTTTCTTCTATTGAAGAAAAATTAGACAAGAAGGCAAACGTTGAGAATCCAGACTTCACAGGCATTCTTTCTGTAAACGGCGAAGAAGTCGCCCTGAAATCCTACGTCGAGAAACTGGTAGCCGGTGTTTCATCCTTCACGACTGGGAAAGTCAATTTAACAGATGGGTTGCCATTGACCGGATATAAAGCTGGGCAAATCTGGTATATTACAGAAGATGGAACATATGCAGGACAGAAATGCGAATCCGGCGATTTGATTATTTGTGTAAATGATTGCAAAGATGCGTATTCTGATGACGATTTCGTTGTAGTTCAGGGCAATATTGATGGTGCGGTTACTGGCGCAGAGTCTTCTGCCGATGGCGAACTGGTTATCTTTTCAGGCGTATCCGGAAAATCAATTAAAAATTCCGGAATCAACGTTGACGCACTGGAAGACGCAATCAATAAAGCGCATGAACATGCAAATAAAGATATTCTCGACTCCTTTACAAAAACGCAGGATGAGATCCTTCAGGAGTCTGAAGATACTATTAGTGCCGTATACGAAGAAGTTTGCAATAGACTGATTCATACTGAGCCATATGCGGAAGGAAACTATCTATACGCAAATGGCCATGGTCTAACTGTTGAATCTGTAGATGAAAATACAAATAAGGCGATTTATTATCTCAGTGGTCAGAAAAAAGAGATCACGTTTAAAACTGGCGGCGTAATTATTGGCGGCGCCAAGAATGACAATTGCCACTCCTCTTCTATTGTCATGAATAGTGGAAACGTGGCGATTATTCATGGTGGATCTTATGGTGACGGCGACGTTGCAGACGTCAACATCGTTGTGAACGGTGGAACTTTAGAGGCGATTTACGGCGGCGGTATGCCACAAGTAAAAGAATCTGGTTATGCGAACCATGTTGGGCACGCCAGAATTATCGTAAATAATGTGTCTGGAACCCCTCAGATTTTTGGCGGCGGATATTCGTATTCCACTGTCGGAACGTCTGAAATCATTGTGAACAACGGCAATTTTACATATATTACCGCTGGCGGTTCTAACGGGTATACTTCTGATTCTTCTGTTGAAGTGAATGGCGGAACTGTACAGTGCGTACAAGGCGTTAATCGTGGAATTGTTGGACGGGCAAAAATCACGATCAATGCAGGAACAATAACTGCCGTATACGCAGGCGTTGAACCTGGAGGTGAAGCTACCGGATCGTTCGGACACACAGAGTTACATCTTAATGGTGGAACTATTCAAAAACTGAGCAAAGGATTAAATAATTCAGAAGACTACGATGCTTCTACTCATGTTTCTGGCGAATACAGGGCGAACGTCGTAGATGCGGAATCTGCTCAAGCCCTTGGATTGAACCTTGCAACTCAGATTGTGCGAAGCGACGTAGAAACCGCTAAAACCGAAGCCGTTGACGAGGCGAAAAAGTATGTTGACTCTGCTATCACTTTAATTGAATTTTAAGCGAGGTGCACATGGCAGATAGAGTTATTTCTGTGATTGGCACTGTGGCAAATAAGTTGCCGGATTTGCCAATCAAAGACGGACAAATTATTTTTGTAAAAGACAAGAAAAAGGTTGCGCTTGACCTAAATGGGAAGAGAACCTTTTATAACGAAATCGTTACATTTGAAGAAGATCAAGAACGTTTGGATTTACTAGCGCCCATCAATGGGTGCTTTTATTTTGTCATAAAAACTGCCGTTCTTTGGTTTTATCAAGACAAATGGATACAGGTAACTACTGCGCCGGAAGAAGTTGTTTTCTTTGGTACGGAAGTTCCTGAATTGGGTAAGGCAAACACCTTATATGTAAACAAAAGAAAACGAAATATTTCTGTTTGGGACGAAAATACCAGCTCTTACATAATCGTTGGAGAGGCGGCTGATCTCGTCACAAATGAGGATATTGATAAATTATTTTAAAGGGGGATTTAAACTACATGGCTGAAACAATTAAGAAATATGTAGACCAAGCTGCTCTGGAGCACTTAATTGAGAAGTTAGGCGTTAGAGAAGATCAAAAGGACGCCACAGTATTAGCTTCTGCGAAAACCTATGCTAATGGTCTGGCTGACAATTACGATCCTGCTGGCAAAGCGGCTGAACTCGTAAAGGCTCTGGAAGATGGCCAGGTCAAACTGAATAAGGAAGCTATTGCAAAGCTGGATGGCGGCGCAGATGTCGAAGGCTCTGTAAAGAAACAGATTGAAGATGCTAAAACCGCTCTGCGTAAAGAGATTACAGCTAGTGGATATGACGATAGTGCTCTGAAGAGCCGTATTTCTGCTAACGAAACTGCTATTGCTACTCTGAACGGAACTGGTGCAGGATCTGTTTCTAAGACTGTGGCTGACGCTATTGCTGGCATCGTTGCGGAAGCACCGGAATCTTTTGATACATTAAAAGAGATCGCTGATTGGATTTCTGGTCACAGCAGTGACGCTGCGACTATGAACAGCAGCATCAAGGCTAATAAGGCATCTATCGACGCTCTTGCTGCATTAGTTGGAACACTGCCTGAAGGAGAAGATTCCAAGACCATCATCGAATATATCGATAAGAAGGTTGATAACGTAGACTTCTCTGCTGCAATCGCAACTGCAAAACAGGAAGCGATCACAGCTGCCGCTACCGATGCAACAACCAAAGCTGGACAGGCTCTCACCGATGCTAAGGCTTATGCCGACGGATTAGCAAAGAATTATGCAACCGCAGCACAGGGTAAGAAAGCAGATGACGCTCTGCAGAAGGCTGATATTGAGACTGGCTCTACAAATGGTTCTGTTTCCGTAAAAGGAACAGACGTTCCCATCAAGGGTCTTGGAAGTGCTGCGTTTACTCCTGCAACCGACTATGAAAAGGCTGGCGCTGTAGCCGCTCTGGAAGCAGGACAGGTCGCAACTAACAAAACTAATATTGCAACCAATGCCTCTGATATCACTGCTGCAAAAGCAAGAATTCAGGCTCTCGAAGATGTCAAGTATACCGCCATCACAAACGAAGAAATTGATGGTTACTTCGCCGCTAAGAAAGAGTGATACAATGTGATCTATCCGGTGGGGCCTTAGTGCCCCGCTGATATTAGGAGGGGACACCGTGGAAAGAAAATATCTGGACTTAGATGGTCTGAAACGGGTCATTGAGAATAGCAAAGACCTGTTTTCCGAAAATGGACATATCCATAATACCTCCGATATTGCAAACTTAGATAATATCTTAAATTCTCTAGCAGAAAAACAGTCATATGCTGGAATTGTTAATTTCCCCTCTGTTGGGAAGCCCGGCAATGTGTATATAGATACTCTGGCAAACAAGACTTATCGATGGGATGATGAAAATTTAAAATATTATTGCATTGGTAGTGATTATAACGATATCAACTTGATTGTATGCGGAGACTCTACGAGCGTGTAGAGTTTCTTTTTATTTGGAGGACACATGGCAAACAATACATTGAATACTCGTATTATTCTATGTAATGATACATCATTAAATTGGAGCACATCGGAGAAAGTTCTCTTAAAGGGAGAACTTGGTATCGAATTAACCGATGGCGTACCAAAGGTGAAGATTGGTGACGGCGTAAATAAGTATGTAGATCTTGCTTATATTACCATGACACCGGCTGAAATTACTGCGGCTATTAGTGCGGCAGTCGAGGGTGCAAAACACACTCACGGTAATAAGGACATTTTGGATGCTACCACCGCATCTTTTACTACCGCCTTATTAAATAAGTTAAATGGAATTGCACCTGGCGCTGAAGTGAACCAGAATGCTTTTAGCAAGGTTTTAGTTGGCAGTACAACCGTAGAAGCTGACACCAAAACCGACACATTAACACTGGCCGCTGGTTCTAACGTGTCTATCACACCAGACGCAACAAACGACAAGATCACAATCGGCGTCGCCGATGGAACCACTGCCGCAAAAGGCGTTGTACAGCTTACAGATAGCACATCTTCTACCTCTACTACAACCGCCGCCACACCCAACAGCGTTAAGAGCGCATATGATTTGGCAAACGCAGCAAAAACAGCCGCTGCAAACGCTAAGAGTGCTGCGGATAGCAAGGTTGCAAGTGTATCTCTGGCAACCGGCACAAACAACGGTACTTTAAAATTAACTGTCAATGGTACGGCAACAGACAACATTGCAGTGAAAGGATTGGGTTCTGCTGCGTATACAAATTCCAATGCGTATGCGACTGCTGCACAGGGCACAAAAGCAGATAATGCAATGCCTAAAGCCGGCGGAACATTTACCGGAGCGGTAACTCTGAGTGCTGATCCTACTGCGAATTTAGGCGCTGCAACAAAACAGTATGTAGACACTCAGATCACAAATAAAATTTCAGCGTCTGACGCAATGGTATTTAAAGGCACTTTGGGCACAAACGGAACTGTGACTGCTGTTCCGACAACAAATGTCGTAAAGGGTGATACATATAAAATTATCACTGCTGGCACTTTTGCGGGTTCTGCATGTAAAGTTGGCGACCTGATTATTGCGCTTGCAAGTGGAAACGTTGAAGCGAACACCGATAACTGGGCATACGTTCCTTCTGGTAACGAAAATGAAACCACGATTAAATACAGCACTACTACTCAGAATTTGACAACGTCTGCTCAGACTGGCAGTATCACTCTGGGTGAGGCTGCTACGAAACAGGTTGACACCACAGTAGCTTCTGGATCTACAAAGCTGCCTACAACTGGTGCGGTTGCGTCTTATGTTGATGGTAAAATTTCTGGCGTCAACACCACGATTACCAACCACAAGAATGACGCCACTTCCCATATTACAGCTGCGGAAAGAACAAAGTGGAATGCTGCTCAGGCAAACCAGAATGCATTTAGCAGTGTTAAAGTTGGAGATAAGACCGTAGCGGCAGATTCTACTACCGACACTTTAACACTCGAAGCTGGAGCGAATGTAACAATTACTCCGGACGCAGATAATGATAAAATCACCATTGCGGCAAAAGATACGACTTATACTGGCGGAACCGGAATTACCGTTTCTGGAACAGCAATTAACCACTCTAACTCTGTTGCCGCTGGAACAGCTGCCGGAGATGCGAATAAGACCTTAGCATTTGGCGGAACATTCACAATCCCGAGCGTTTCTTATGATGCTCAGGGCCATATCACCGGCAAGGGCAGCACAACTATGACCATGCCTGCAACTCCTACCACTGTTCTTGGAAATGCAGGAAGCGCAACCAAGTTGCAGACAGCTCGCAAGGTTGACGGCGTTGCGTTCGATGGTGCCGCAGATATCAGTCATTTTGGAACATGTTCTACTGCTGCTGCAACCGCCGCAAAAACAGTTTCTCTGACTGGATTTAACCTGGTTGCTGGCGCAAGAGTAATGGTTAAGTTTACTGTTACTAACACTGCTGCCAACCCGACATTAAATATAAATGGTGCTGGCGCGAAGAGTATTTTCTATCGTGGATCTGCAATTGCCGCAGGATATCTTGCAGCTGGACGCGTTTATGAGTTCGTTTATGACGGAACGAATTTCGAGTTCGTTGGCGATATCAATGTAGATACCAACACTGACACTAAGGTTACAAATACTCTTAACCCAACCGCAAAAGCTTATGTAACTGGTACTACTTCTGCGACGACAAATACTGGATCTCAGGTATTTGACACAGGCGTATATCTGGATACAGAGGCAGGCGCTTTGGTTGCTACAAAGTTCAAAGGATCGCTTGATGGCAAAGCAACATCCGCTGGCACTGCTGATAAAGCTACGAATGCTACAACAGCGGCAAAACTGGGAACAAATGCCGGTTCTGCAACTCAACCCGTTTATTTTGCTAATGGCGTGCCTGTTGTGGCAAACGTGTCTACGGACTATGTTGTTCAGGGTGTTAATACTCTGATTTTAAACGGCGGAGGAGCTTGATACAGCTTCTCCTTTTGATTGGAGGATGCTGTAAATGGCTAACAAAATTTTAGACGTTATTCATGTGCAAAAACATGATACAGAGTCTAATTGGACTAAGATAAATCCAGTTTTGATGTCTGGCGAATTAGGATTCACCACAGACGGAGCAAATGCTGGAAAACACAAAGTAGGAGATGGCGCATCTAAATGGACTGCCCTCTCCTACGCAAAAGCGGAGCTGGATGCTACCGCTATGACTGACACCGAAATCAAAGATGTTTTCAGTGCAGTCTTTAAATAAATGGAGAGGTGACTCTCCTATGCCGCCATAGCGTAATCGGCAACGCAACTGATTTGTAATCAGTGGACTACGGGTTCGAGTCCTGTTGGCGGCTCGTATACGCAGCGTTCCCATAATTGGCATTGGAGCGGGTTGCTATCCCGTCGGTCGTTATTACGGCTTATAAGTTCGAATCTTATACGCTGCGCCACGCCGCAAATCCGGCTGGATGAGGAAGCAGTCTTGAAAACTGTGGGCTGTAAAAGGCTTTGGGGTTCGAGTCCCTATTGCGGCGCTGAAAGAGTCGTTTCATTGGAAAAGATGAGGCTCTTAAATGCTAGCGTAAAAAAATAATATAAACGTATTTAGAAGAGTGTACATTGCGCTACTACTCTTCTTTTTTATTGGAATTAAAAGGAGGTGGTCGTTGATTTGGCTACAGTGAAAGATGATCAGCCTGTGAAATTGACGGCTGCACAATTAAAAAGAAAAGTTGAAACACTAGACGAAAAGGTTAAATCTTTGAAGGCTGGTGCATGGTGTTATCTGTGCGACAGCCACAAAATAAAAGATAGTTTCTATTCCAGTACAGACCCAATGAGTAAAAGCGGATTAACACCTATTTGCAAGGAATGCGCCAGAAAAATTGCTTTACGCGTAGTCAATGGTAAAGAACAGGGAGCTACAAAAGATTCCGTTCGACTAGCTCTTAGATATCTGAACAAACCATTTCTTGAAAGAGTATGGGATTCAAGTATTCAGGAGGTAGAAAATCTTGCATCTGGAAAGGTGAAGTCGAATGTTTGGGCGGCCTATATACGCCAGATTTCTATGCCAAATTATATCGGAATGACCTATTTTGATTCCGATGGTTTAACATCGAACGAATCAAATAACGAAAGTTCAAGTAACGACATAACAGCGGATGAACTCGTTGAATCTCACGTTGGAATGGATACATATGATAGTTTTTTAAAAAACAAAAACGACGTTATCAGACTGCTTAATTACGACCCGTTCGAAAAGGAAGACGTAATTGATCAGCCTTTTCTGTATTCTCAGCTATTGGGCCTGCTGGATTCTGGTGAGGACGGCAACGAGGATATGATGCGCACGTCTTCAGCTATTTCAATTGTTCGTGGATTTTTACAGTTGGCAAAAATAGATGACAACATAGCAAAGCTGATGTCTGACATTAACAATATCGGAACAAATTCGGCGACAATAAAATCATTACAGGAAAGCAAGGCAAAAATCACATCTGTAATTACAAGTCTTGCGCAAGATAGCTGTATTTCCTTAAAGCATAACAAAAATGCAAAAAAAGGTGAAAACACATGGACTGGTAAGATCAAAAAAATAAAAGAACTCAACCTTAGAGAAGGCGAAGTTAATGGTTTTGACATGGAAACATGTAAAGCCATGAGACAGGTCATGGATCTTAGTAACGCTTCTATTATGAAAACGCTTAATCTGGATGAATCAGAGTGGTCTGATATGGTAGCGGAACAAAGAAAAATGATTACCGATTTACAGTATAAATTGGATAAATACATAGAAATATCCCGTATTTTGCTGAGGGAGAATCTTGATATAAAAGACTACCTAAGGGATAATAGCGTTTCTTTGAATATGAATCTAGTGAATCTCAACGATTTGTATTCGTGTTTCTCAGAGCTGGAACATGATGATCAATTCGAGGAATGCGACACGTCAGAGGAGGTGCCGCCCGATGAGATTTAAGGATATAGATGATTCTTTAGGTTTAATCAACTACGACGATCAATGTATCCAAGAAGACATCGTTTATGTAAAACCAGGGGTTTATGCAATGTCCACCCGGAAAATAGAAGCATTGGTTAAAATAGCGCATTTGCAGAAATATTATCAATGCAACCCCGTTAGATTCATCAACGATTTTTTCAACATAGAACTGCTCGATGCACAGGCATGGATTGTTCAGCAAAGCTGGACATGCCCAAACGTTTTACTTGTGTGCAGCCGTGGATTTGGTAAATCAACTCTGATTGACATTATTATTATGTCAAAGGATATGCTATTCAATAATTATTGGACCTATATTGCTTCTGGTTCAGGTAGTCAGGCAGAGCAAACCTTTACTACTTTGGAGCGACTTGCAAATGATAATATTGATACAATGATGGGTTCTACGGGATATATATTTAAATCCGAAGTTGAAATAAAAAACGCAGCCGGTGATGGATTTTCACATGGAAGCAACGGGTTTTCATATTCGACTTATAATGGAAGTTTTACGCAGACGTTGAATTCCAACGTTGATAAAAAACGTGGAATGCGTGGTAACGTAATTTTTGATGAATGCGGATTCCTTTCGGACGAAATGATGTCCGTGTATTCCGCTTTCGCAATCGTAAATAAGAGTTTTAAATCCGGTAAAGATCGAGATGGGAATCGTATTGACGAAATACGATTAAGAGCTATTCCAAAAGAAATACCAAACCAAAAATTCTACATATCTTCTGCTTCAGATACATCTACGAAATACTATTCTTTGTACAGAGAATTTTCAAAGAGAATGTTGATGGGCGACAAGGATTATTTTGTTGCCAACATAACTTGCGAAATTCCTCTGCGTCCTACAATTCACGGACAGGTCATGGCTCCGCTTTTTGAAAAATCCACTATTGACTCCGATATGAAAACAAATCCAGAAAAGGCAAGACGCGAGTATTATTGTGAGTTTACTACTGATGCTGGCAGCGATGCCATTATTAGGCGTGGAGTTATCACTAGAAATGAGGAGGTCAGGAAGCCACTCCTTTACAACGATACCGGTGATAAAAAGTTCGTTATTGCATACGACCCAGCACGAAGTCGAGACAATTCGGTTATTTTAGTCGGACAATTGTATGATTTTGAGCAAGTAGACGGAAGCAAGGATATACGCCTAAGATTGGTCAACTGTATAAATTTAATTGACGTTGGAAAGAAAATTAAATCACCCATGCAGACTCCTGACCAGATTGAGTATTTGAAAAAGGTAATATTGGACTATAATGCCGGAGCTGACGCATATGGAAACATTGTTGGCGTATATATCGATGCTGGTTCTGGTGGATCTGGAGTTAATATTGCGGATTACTTAATGCCGGATTGGACAGATTCCGCCGGTATTGTTCATAGAGGACTGATCGATAAAGAGTATTCTGCTGAATATATTAAAAAATTCCCTAATGCAGTAGACAAGATTCGTCTTATGTCTCCTGCCGGTTATAAGTCGGAAATGTATGAGGCAATGATTGAATTGATGAATCAGGATAAAATCAGTTTTACGGCTCAATATGATCATAAGGGATATTTAACAGTTTTTGATCTTGACGAAACAAAATTAACAAAAGAAAAAGAAAAAATTTCTGCCGAACTTAGAAAACAAAAACTTAATGAAAAGGAGTTTGAAGCTAAGCTGAACGAGGAATTAGGTAAAATTGAGTCCGTCAAAACAAAAACTGTAAAGCTCGATTGGCAAGATGAAATTGCGCTTGCAAATATTGACGCCCTAAAAGAAGAGCTTGTAAATATGGTTCGTAAGAAAAGGGATTCTGGTAAGGATTCATTCGAACTTACACCAGAGAAAGCCAATAAACTTCATGACGACCGTTCATACACGGCAAGCATGGTATCTTACGCTCTCATGTGTGAGCGCAGAAAAGCCATTGTTCAAAAGAAAAAAGTAACTCAGGACAACAAATCTTTTGTCAATCGACTTCCCATTCGTCAGCCGTCTCATAATTCTTCGTTTCTAAAAAAATCGATTTAGTTTTTCAATGGATAAAATTCAATTTAATAAAAAGGAGGTGTTTCATATATAAATGCCACAAACAAAAAAGGAGATGTCTGAAACATCTCCTGAAAATGCTGTTTCTAAAAAGCGAACTACTGCTGCGGAGCGAAAACAATTTATGAAAAAGTACGAACAGCAAAAGCGGAAGACCACGAAAAGTAATCAGGCGTTCAAACAAGTTCGGGACGTAACCAAAACGGTTCGGCAAACAACAATTAGTTCGTATAATAAGCAAAATGTTATTACATATCTTCAAAATATCGACAGCTACGAATCTGAGCTTCGTGGACTTTCTCGCTACCTTTTTTATCGTTCTCAGGTGTATTTTAGATTGATCATGTATAACGCCACGATGTTTGATTTAAACTCCCGCTACGTCGTTCCTGCTTACGATCCAACCGCCGATAATGATAAAGATTCAATTCTTAAATCGTACTTTGAAACATTGCAAGTTTTGGATAAGATGGATTTGCAAAACAGCCTGTTGCCGATGCGTATAAACAATTTCATAGAAGATGTTTTTTATGGATGCTGTTGGCTTGACGACACTGGAATTTTCATTTTAAAAATTCCACCAGAATATTGCAAAATTTCCGGCAAATATTTTACCGGCGATTTCTCGTTTAGCGTGGACATGAGTAATTATAAAAAGCTCGAGGATGTTCTTGAATTCTTAGGAGACCCCCTGTTGTCAATGTATAAAGCGTATGGAGGAAATAGTAAAAATAAATGGCAGCCTATGCCAGACGAATATGCCTTGTGCACTAAATCAAGAATGGAATCGTGGGAAACTGTCGTTCCTATTTACAGCGGATTATTCATAGATTTAATTGGTTTGTTAAATTTGGCTGATGTTCAGGCGGTCGCTGATGAACAGCAGATTTATAAATTGATTACAGCTACCATTCCGACGATTTCTGGAGCAAAAGATCCAGATGAGTGGGCGGTCAATATTGATCTTGCCGTCGATTATTATAATAAGCTAGTTGACGGTTTGCCTGATTATGTTGGAGCCGCAATTACTCCTATTCCACTCGATACTATTTCTTTTTCGGACGATCAATCTACTGACACAACAAAGGTTCAGAAAGCAACGAAAGAACTCTTAAATACATCTGGCGGATCTCAGATACTTAACTCGGCTTCTTTAAGCAACGCAGAAGAAGTTCGTTCCGCTAATAAAGCTGATAGCGTCTTTGCGATTACTGCTTTGTTAGGACAAATTCAAGGATGGGTAAACAGGATGCTATCGTATCATGTTTCGAATCCTGCCAAGGTTAAATTCTTTAATGTGTCCACTTATACCAGAGATGCTTTTAAGGAGTCTATGCAAAAAGATTTGCAATACGGTTATCCGAACATCCTGGCTATCAATAGTTTAAATGGAATGAGCGAACTCGATACGTTGTCCATGAATTTCTTAGAAAACGATGTGCTTGGTTTGACAGAAAAATTCAAACCATTGACTTCTGCTGCAACCGTGTCTCATATGGATGGAAATGGAGCACCCACTAAAAGCGACACAGAAATTAGTGGAGATGGCGAGGCTAGCCGAGAGAAGCGTGATAACAACGCATAACGAGGATATATTGGATGAATGAAAATTTTATAAAAACGTTTGATAAAACCACCTCCGAGAAATTATTGTCCCTCGGATTCCAGAAGGTCGATGAATCAAATGGAATCTACACATTTTTGAATAACAAAACACTGCTTTTCTCTAATGGTGTAGATGAGTCAAAAATACTATATAGCAATGTGCTTACTTTTTAGCCGCTCTCCTAACCGAAGCGGTTTTATTTTATGTAAAAAATAAAATTTCAATAGAAAGGAGGAGGTAATCGAATAAATGTCTAAAATTATTAACAAGCGGATTTTAACTGAAGATGATCTACTGAGGTTCTGTCAAGAGCAAAGGTTTACGAAATTTAATTCAGAAGACGCTGGGTATCAGTTGGCGCTGAAAGTGCCAACCACTTTTGAAATTGACAACGCTGTAGATGATAATCATCGCGGAATGATGAAGCTAAAGATCAGAATTTTTCACACCGGACTTAATCGAAATAAAAGTTATGTTTCGAAAGCATCGGCTGAAAAAGCAATGAACACCATCGCAGATAGACCTGTATTGGCTGCCATTCATCAGCTTGACGATGGAACATGGGATTTCAAAGGGCATGAAGTGGAAATTGTTAAAAATGATAAAGGAAGCGAAGAGTTGAGATATATTGAATCTCAGGTCGGGTCTTTTTCTTCTACTCCCGCCTTTTGGGAACACGACGATGATTTGGACAAAGATTATGTATGCGCTTACGCCTATGTGAGCGAAAACTATACAAAGACATGCGAAATTATTCGTGCTAAACAGGGAACAAAGAACAGCTGCGAACTTTTCATTAATGATCTATCGTACAACGCCAAGGAAAAATACCTTGAATTAAACGACTTTTATGTAAACGGCTCTACGCTGCTAGGAAGTGAAGATGATGGTACGGAAATCAGAGAGGGAATGGAAGGCTCTCGCGCAGACATTGTTGATTTTAGCGTAGAAAACAATTCGATTAAATATGATCGAGATGAAAAATTGATCGAAGTCTTAGAAAATCTTAATAAGGCTATTTCCAATTTTGATAGCAAACCAAATTATGTTCAGGAAAAAACAAAGAAAGGAGGAAACGAAGGCAAGATGAAAAAGTTTGAAGAACTTCTTGATAAATACGGGAAAACCGCTGAAGATGTAACGTTTGATTATGAAGGAATGTCAGACGCTGAACTTGAAGAGAAATTTATGGAAATGTTTGGATCTGATAATGCGGACCAAACCGGAATCAACTCGAATAATAACGTTAAGGAGGGCGGCGAGTCTCAGCAATATGAAAATCTTGTTCGTACCTACGAGATTTCTCATGAGGATGTAAGATACGCTCTTTATAAGTTGCTGGCGCCGTTTGAAGATGCAGATAATGAATATTACTACATATCAAATGTGTACGATTCTTATTTTGTGTATGAAGGATATTGTGTAGATAAAATCTATCGTCAGAATTATATAAAAGATGAAGACAGCGTCGAATTTGAAGGCGAACGAATTGAATTATTCCGGGAATTATTGACTGCAAGTGAAAAGGCAGAATTAGAATCTATGCGTTCTAATTATGCAGAATTAAAATCGTTTAAAGATGTCACTGAAGACAACGCGCGTCGCGCTAAAAAAGAGGACATTATCAACGCAAAAAAATATTCTGTTTTATCCAAAAAGGATTCGAATGGAAATTATATGAACGCAGATTTTGCGGAATTAGTTGCGTCTATGAACGATTATTCTGTTGAAGAATTTGAAACAAAAGTAAAGGTTCTGCATTCTGATTTTATGGCTGAACACTCTTCTTTCGCCGCAAAAGAAACTCAGATTGAGAAGCCCACGGCGTCTAAGAAGCTGTTTACCAATCCAGAGTCTAAAAACACCAAAACAAGTAGATACGGAAAATTATTTTCTGAATAAAATCTAGTTAATCACAAAGACAAGACTGCTTCGGCAGTCTTTTTATTATGTCCAAACAATTATAAGGAGGATTAAACAATATGGCTATTCGAATGAATATTGAGCAGCATCATGTCTGCTTCCCGACCAAGGTTCTTTCTGACAAGGTTGGCAGAGTTTTAAACATGGTTATCAACAAAGATACAGATAACGGTACTGTTTGTGGAAAGGGCAAGTATGTAAGTTTCGATCAGTATGAAGTTGCTGATGCACCTGCTGCTTTTGAGGGAGTAATTCTTGAGCAGGCTTCTGATGGAAATTGGTATGTAGAAGTAAAGAAGGTAGATCCGAACGAACCCGCTATTTTAATTTATGAGGTTCCTGAAATTGCCGAGAACTACAATCATATGTTCACCAAGACTTCTAACTTTTTCAATGAAGCTTCTGCCGCTAGAACGAAGACGGTTAGAGGATTAGTTCTTGGAGTAACCGATGTGTATGAACTGAGCGAAGACGCTTTCGATGGTACACCCGAAGCGGGCAAGAAAGTAACAATCGAGGCTGGAAGCCAGAAGCACAAAATTGGCGAGTAAGGAAGGAGGTAATATATGAAAACTATGAATTTTAGCGCACATATTATGAATGTGTTTACAGAAATGAAGACTTCCTATGATGAAGTTAAAAATTTAATGTTTGATTTATACAGAGGGGAGCTTGAGGATGGTCTTTCCAAGAGAGCTGCTGAGGACAAGCTCCGCGAACTGAATCGGAAAATCTTCGGATTAACAAAAGATTCTTCTCTGAGAGAACGTAAAAGAGCATACGAAAATTATGGTCGTCAGTTCTTCGATGTGATCGAGGAAGTAACTGACTGGACTGTTACAACCGGTCTGAAAGAAAATGAATGGTTTAATGTTCTGGTTAATTACAAGAATAGAAAAGCCGGTGATGATAACATCTTCTATCAGGAACACGATGAAGTAATTCTGTCCGTTGCAAGAATGGGTAAGAGACATCATGACACGATGCTCCAGAGATTGCCTGAAGGAACCACCTACTCCGTTGAAACCGACGTTTATGGTGCAGCAGTCGGCGCAGATATCGATAGATATTTGATCGGTCAGGAAGACTGGACAAAGTTAATTGACGCCATTACAAATGCATTTGTTGTTATGACACAGGAGCTTATTCTTACTGAAATTATGGAGGCTCCGAAGAAGCTTCCTGCACAGGCTCAGTTTGTTGGTACCGGTGCTCTGAACGAAGCAAATAGAAAGAAATTTAACAAGATTCTTCAGAACGTATCTGTTGCAAACGATAACGCAGAAGTCGTTATTATGGGCACGAGAGTTGGTCTGCAGGAACTTGAAGGACTCATTGATATTAAGTGGATCGCAAACTCCCAGAAAGAACAGGTTGCCGAGATGGGTAGACTCGGAAATTATGGTCCTTATACTTTAGTTGAAATCCCTCAGAGATTCGCTAGAAATGACGTTACAAGAGATATGTATAAGGATGACACTCTCTTCTTCTTCGCTTCCGGCGATAATAAGATGGTTGACATGTTTGATGTTGGCGAGACACTGATCGAAGAGATTACAGATCGTGGAACCGCAAATAGCAACATCGCTGACCTGATGAAGTATGAAGTTCAGCGTGAGCTGGGTGTTGCAACTAGACTGGGACGTTACTTTGGTGCGTGGACAATTACCGAAGATTAATTTTAAATGATTGATACGGGAGAGTGCTAATGCGCTCTCCTATTATGTTGGAGGAAAGTTATGGCGACAGCTAGAACGAAAAAGGAAACTGTTGCTGGATCTGTAAAACCAGCTAACACTGCCGTAGAACAAAAAGTTGAATCGGCAGCTACTAAAATGGAACCTGTAAAAGAAAAAAAGGTATTCACAGATTCCGATTATGTATTGTGCCGCTCTATTACTTATGGCGGATTATATATCGGCGGGCAATCCGGAAATATGTATGAATTCAGAGACTATGGCTCCGAATGTGAAATCAATTACAGAGATTTGGTTTCTCTTATTCGAAAAGGCTCTGATCACATATTTTTGCCGCGTTTTATCATTCTTGACGAAGATCTATTGGACGATTTCCCCACTATCAAGAGAGCTTACGAAGTTGCATACACGAGAAAGGATCTGCTGGAAATTCTTGCGCTTCCTACATCTCAGATGAAAGCTGCCATTTCGGAACTTCCAGAGGCAACGCAGAATGTTCTCGAAAAAATGATCGGCGAAGAAATCGCAAATGGGAGTCTCGACAGTATCTCGAAAGTTCGAACTTTAAGCAATTTATTTAACTCGGATTTTAATCTTTTGAGTAGTTTATTTGTTAAATAATGGAGGTGGCTAAATGTTACTTCCATATGAAAAAATATTTTCGAGATCAAGAGGACTTATTGATGATCCAAAGGAATTATCTTTGGATATAAATGATCAGATCGAGATAAACACAGAGAGGTTGCACAATGTAGTTGGAGATCCAAGAGTTCGAAGAATATTTTCATCCATTACATTTGACGATGAAATTCAAACAATTGATTTTACGCTGAACAACCCCGTTGACGATGCATCTGATTCTGATTATGTTGTTGGTATTTTTACTATAGGAATGACGATCGAGTGGCTAAAGCCGCAAGTGAATTCCATTAGACGAACTTCTTTCGTGATTGGTACTGACAGAGAAAAGAAATTGCTCGACAATTATAAAGAAATGATTGAACAACTTGATTCTCTAAAAACAGAATTATACAAGAGGATTTGTGATCGCGGATATATGTATAACTCTTATATAAACGAGAGGGTTTGATATGAAATATATATACGGGAAATTTACCAATAAACAAATTAAAGAAGCCGCTCTTGCAATGCATACTGATATCCATAGATTGCTTCTGCATAAGGATAACCACGTCGATCAGAAAATATTTGAAAACGACGATGACTTTCTCACATTTTTTCAGAAGGTTCTATATAAATTTGGTGGAACAAAAACGTTGTTTAACAATAACGGAATTATGGTCGCTTTGATGTCAACATTGCAGGCCGCTTATGACGAAGCTGTAAGCGATCATTTTGACTACACTACATTTCGTAAGGCTATTTTAGATAGTCATGGCTACATCAAGCAAATGTTTGAAAATCAAGGAGGTGTAAGCAGTGCCAAGTCTGTCAACAGCAAGGCGTGTTGCTACCGCCAAAACAAATAATTCGAGAACGTTGGGGCAACTTTATAAGGAAGATTCTGATCGGATTATGGAGTTAGTATGGGATGGTGATATTCAGTCTAAAATCGGTTATATCTACGATTATAAGCATGACGATCAACCAAATCTTAGAGATCATATGACATATGAACATACAACTAAAACAATAATTGATGTGAAACTTATTGTAAAGTCAAATTATTCATTGGATCAAGACCAACCAGAGTTTTATTGTCAGTTCAAACCATCTCAGAAATTGGAATTTGACCAGGGCGACGATCTGTATTATTTCGAAACGGATTACCGTGAGAAGTATGGCGTAGAATTTCCGATTGGATTGTTTTTGGATTTGCCAGACGATCGCGGTATTTACCGTAAGTGGCTAATCTGCGGAAAGGAAATTGCGAATCAGTTTCCGAAATATTTAATTCTGCCGATTGATTATCAGTTTATGTGGATTGAAAAGAATGGTTCTCACATTTACAAGAGGAAAATGTGGGGAACCGGTAGAAGCCAAAAGTCGTAAAATGTATGCGCTTCACATCGGAAACAATGTGTCGAAAGCTTTCTAACGCTGGAAGTTTACAATGCCAATTACACTACAACGTAAAGATGAAATATGCTTAGACGTGAATGTTGCTGAAAGGCTGAAAGAAGTAATTGGATGGCATATGCTGCAATAAAAGCGTCGCAAGACGTGCTAAGTGCCGCTAACAAGTAATAATCAGCTGCCAAAACTCGAATAGAGTAAGGTTCAACGAGCATGTACCCAAGTGGGTTAAAGGAAGCCGCCTAAGTCCTCATGGATATGGCGTTGATGTGCTCTGAACTTCTGGTGATAAACCAGAGAAAATGGGATTATTCCTATCTTTATCAGATTAACGACCTGATAGAGTAACACAAAGATACTATTGGCGTATATACCGATCAAAAATTCACTCGTCCCGATAACCAAACAAAATGTATTCTTCCACTGAACGATATCACGGAAAATATTTGGTATACAGATGATGATAGTAAAAATATGCGTATGGTCGTTTCTGCTAAAACCAAACATCCTATTGTTTGGAAAGTGACCAAAGTAGAAAATCTTCAACCTATCGGAACGCAAACTATAACATTTTATCAGAATTACTGGAATTCACACACGGATTTTATTGAAGAAGAAAATGGCAAAGTTGTTGGAATGTGGGCAGATTATTTTGATGCAAATGTTCCGCCGACAGACCCTGAGATTCCTGATTATGCCCCCTCTCCTATTTCCGCAAAACTCTCCGCTTCTACTACTTTCATCAAGGCTGGCGGAAGCTATAAATTGCTCACGGTCAACATGTATGACAAATCAGGAGAAGATGTCACGTCTGAATATTCTGACGCAACATTTACCTGGACTTGTAATGTAGAAAACAATGATTGGACAGATAAAGTAACATGGCGGAAATGTACTGATTTCGACCAAACGAAATTAAAGTTTCCTATCGACACTTCGCAGCTTGGTAAAGTTCTAACTATTAGTTGTACGATCAAATGTGGAGACATTGAAATTGTTTCAGAGCCGTTACTTTTGAATATATCGGAATAAAAGGAGATTTTATGGCAGAACAGCTTTTAACAAAGGACGATGTTCTTAATAAACTCAGGGCGTATGGGAAAAATCCGGACGACGATGTTATAAGGATAAAAAAACAGATTAGACATATTCTGTTGCGTAGTCCAGAACTATTATATGCGCTCCATGTTAAAGATCTTGAATCCGAGTTGTTTAGCAAAGATGGGTCTATTAACTGGGAATGGAATGCAGAAAAGGAAGAATTTGAACCGTTAGGAGAATGGGATCGGTATGAAGGATCTGATGCTCCTATTCGTCCGTTTTTGTTTATTCCAAATACACAAACTGATGTAGAGAATTTTTTATGCTATCAGGTTAGTACCGATGAAAACATTCGATACAATCCAAGCGAAAAGGTTTTGCAGATCATTTTTACAATCTTTGTACACGAAGGCAATCGAGTTGATCCTCTTACCGGAATTGCTCGGCATGATTTGATTGCTGGTATTATTAGAGAGAAATTCGCGTGGATCGGATTGGAGATTTCTACGACTACACCGGTTTATAATAAGGAGTCTACGACGGACAATAATTATGTCGTGCGGACATTAAAATATGAATGTACTCTTCCGAATGATCTCGTTGAGACGTCGAACGGAAGAACTTTTTACAAAAACAAAAGGTGGTGATTGATTGCTAGGGAATAATGCTTTAGTACAAAACGCCATCGAACAACAAGTCAATGAACAAGTCATCGAGCAAGATCAGCTCGGATTCAGCCCTTTAAAAATCTATTTTGGAGATGATTTTCAGGTCACAGACAAGATAACGATACATACAATTTCAATTCAGGACATTATCGATTATGGCGAAGTTGACCTTTATCGAACTCTTGAACCGTTCATTTCTAATACGACAAAATACAGAGTTCAGCTATGGGATATGGGCATTGATTGGAATAAGATATCCAATCAGGAATTGTTTCTTATTCTTCTAAAAAATATCAATTCTCCGTATTCTATTAAATTATTCGGTGAAATTGATTTCTCAAAATTTATCCTACAGAAAATTGGTGTTCGGGAAGATGGATCAGATATTTTAAGTTTATACAGTCCAGAACAGGATATTGAAATCACTGAGGAAACGCAGGAAAAAATGTCCAAGTACATACAGTATATGTTTGGCATGTATCCTCCGCAGGAAGAATTTGTAAGTGGCAAACAGTTGAAAATGGATTTGATTAACAATGACAGACAGAAGCAGATGCTTCGAAAAAAAGAGTTGTCAAATCAAACCGGCACTGTTTTATTGTCTCAGATTTCTTTTTGTGTAAATCATCCCGGATTTAAGTATAAAAAGGACGAATTGAGAGAGGTGAATTTTAACGAATTCATCGACAGTGTTCAAAGACTTTTAGTTTACGAATCTACTCATGCTTTGTATATTGGCATGAACAGCGGGTTTGTAGATACTTCAAAAATTAAAGACAAAGAACGATTTAATTTCATGCGTGTTCCAACTGACGGAACAGAAAACGCATGATTTTTTATTTTACAAAACAAGGAGGATTAAGATTATGAGTTTTAAGCTTGGAGACCGTATTTATAAAGAAATTCTTTATTTTTACACAGAAGATTTAACAAGCGAACTGCCCTTATACGTTCTTACTCAGTTAAGCGAGGCTACTGTAGAAATTACGGCAGAGTCTACTGAAGTAACAGATAAGAATGGCAATCTGGTTAAGAAGATTTGGAAGTCCAAAGCTGGTACTTTCAGCGCTACAAATGCATTTGTAAACACCAATATTATTGCAGCAAGTTCTGGGTCTACACCTATCTTTGCTTCTAAGGACAATAAGGTTGTAATGCCTAAGATGTTCCACGTTGCCGCAGGAACAAAAGTTAATCTTGGCGACTACGTTGAAGGCAGCGTAAAGGTTTGTCAGTATTTCGGAGAGGGTGCAATCGGCAAGACTTACGAACTGAATACAACTGCAAGCGAAACACAGTTTGCAATTGCAAGTGAAACCAAAGAACTGACTCTGCCTACTGATCCAGAAGCTGATGCATACTTCGTTAAGTATGAAAGAGAAGTAGAAGTTGGATCTAAGATTTCCAACAAGGCAGATGAGTTCCCTGCTTCTGTTCGTGCAATTATGAAGGCAACTTACTACAATCCTTGCAAGAAGAATGAGCTGAAGGCTGACTACATTGAGTTTCCTTCCTTCCAGGTTTCTCCTGAGACTTCTTTCCCTGTGTCCGCAGATTCTGCAACAATGGACTTCTCTGGTGATCTGGAAATTGATTACTGTGGAACCGATCGTGTTCTGTACAACGTTTACAGCGCTGACGAAGTTGACGGTGAGTAATTAAAAATGTGTGGAGAGTGGGAAACCGCTCTCCTATTTTTAAGGAGGCTACATGGGAAGACCGAATAGAAAATGCTTGGTTTGCGGCAAAGAATACGAATTCTGTAGATCATGTTTTGAATTTGTAAATCATCCTGTTTGGAAGAATTTGTTCGACGAAGATAATTGCAGAAAAGTATTTGATGCTGTAAGTAATTACAAACAGAATGCAATCACCAAAATGGTTGCAAAAGAAAGACTGTCCGAATGCGATTTATCTCGCAAGGACGAATGGAATGATAGCATCAGAAATGATATTAATGAAATTATGAGGGAAGAGACAATTGTTGTAAGAAAGAAAAAGCCCGCTATTTTGAAAGATGAAGCGGTGCAAAATACAGAGACGGTTGATATGTGTGATTGATTTTAGGGATACAACTCCACATATAAATTGGGCTTGTATCCCTATTTTTTACCTTTTTTGGAGTGAAAGGAAGATTATGAAATATGATAAAGAATATTCCACTCAGTTTCCTGATGAGTTCCAATATTTAAGGAGTCGAGGAATCCGGTATACATTTGTTAAAACATCTCCAGAGGGAATTACCACTTGGAAATACAAAAAGACGCCGGAACTATTCGAAGAGTTAAAAAATTTTTATGTTAATAATGAATATTACGATTAATAGGAGGGTTTATGTATTTAGATAATGCTGCTACTACTCCTTTAACTGACTCGGTTAAAGAATATGTTATTTCGATTTTAGACAAATTTGGAAACCCATCTAGTCTATATAGACTGGGTGATGAAACGAAACAGATTATTACGTGTGCACGCAGAAACGTTGCGCAATTTATCAATGCCGATCCGAAAAATATTATATTTACAAGTTCAGGATCTGCAAGTAATACATTGGCAATTCGAGGATATATGGAAGCAAATGAATCTGCTCTTTTATACTCTCCTATTGCCCACAAATCAATTTTAGAATATGAAAAATATGAGCCAAAAGCATATAAGCTAAAAGTTGATAACGCCGGAAACATTGATTTAAATGATTTGAAGGATTGGGTTCGTGATCGGCAGGAAAAATATTTGGTTGCAATTGACTATGCAAATTCTGAAATCGGAACAATTCAAGATGTTAAGAAGATTATTGAGATTGTTCATTTTTACGGAGGAACCGTTTATTTAGACTGCACAGGATCTATTCCTCAGATTCCGCTGGATGTGAAATCTTTGGATGTTGATATGGCCGGATTTTCCGCGCATAAGCTCGGCGCATTAAAAGGATGTGGCGTCCTGTATAAGAAGCCCCATATCAATCTATCTCCGCTAGTCTATGGATCTCAAGAGTTCGGCTATGTTGGCGGAACAGAAAATATTCTTGGCATTGCGTCACTAGGAAAAGCGGTTGAAGAATACGACTACTCTTCCATTACGTCTGAAAATAGAGATTACCTTTACAAAAATATCAGAGAGAATATTGCCGGTGTAGAACTTATTGGTGCGCTAAAAAATAGACTTCCGCTAAATCTGTATCTGTGTGTTAAAAATGTGGAGGGCGAGGCTCTTACTATTCTACTGGATACGAATGGATATCAGGTGTCTACTGGTTCTGCTTGCAGTAGCGGGTCATTAGCACCATCTCCTACTTTACAGGCGATTCAGATGAATGGAGAGGATCTGCATAGCTGCATCAGGATTACTCTGTCCGGAAAAGAAACGAAAGAAGAACTTGATGATTTTTGTAAAAAATTAAGAAGTGAAATTAGCATTTTGCGATCTTATGGCATGTAAGGTAAAGGAAGTGTTAGTATACCACAGAACCCAGGAAAAATTTTCGAACAGTCTATAAAAGAATCTGTGCCAGACACATGTTGGCTATATAGGCTTAGAGACAACGCTGCTTCTTTTGGCGGCGGAAACAATACACGATTTGCCAGCAAAAATATTTGTGACTACTTATGTCTTGACGACAAGACAAAAACCTTGTATTTGTGGGAATTAAAATCCACGCAAGGGACGAGCCTTCCTCTTTCAATGATTAGAGAAAATCAGATAAAAATGTTGAAAGATGCGAGCGCACATAATTTGATTGCTGGCTTTATTTGTAATTTTAGAAATAAAAACAATGAAACATTTTTCATCGAAATCGGCGATTTTTGCGATATGATGGAGAATATAAATAAGAAGTCTTTTAACACGAAAGATTTACAGGAAAATGGTGCGATCTGCATCGACAGCACAAAAAAGCGAACCAGATATACTTATGATATTGATGGTTTAATTAAAAAATTTCATTTGTAGGAGAAAAAGGAATATGGATAAGATTTCAATTAAAAAATTTTGCGAAGAATATGAAAACATGGCAGACTCAATGAGAAAAATCTATTTAAAAGATCATCTTGAAGTCATTCATTATCTTCCGCTACTAACAAAAATTACCATGATTGATAATTTGACAAACATTACAATGATCGATAAAAATTCAGGAAATGTAAAAGTCAATTCGATTGGAGAGTATGTATTGCTTACACGGATTTTGGTAGAAAACTATACTAATCTAACCGTAGAATCAAAAGGATTTTATGAAGAATACGACGCATTAAAGAAAAGCGGCTTGTTTGATATTTTGCTTATTGGAAACGATGCTACTCCTCCGCTTATTCCGTATGCGGAAATTGCTGAGTTCAAGCATCTACTGTCGCTAAAGAAACAGGATATCATGACAAACAAATATGAGTTGCATAGCTATATCAATGAGCAAATTGATCGTTTTTCAACGCTTTTCGATGCAACTATGAATCCTATTTTAGAAGCGATTGGCAAAAAAATCGAGAATATTCCAGAAGAAGAAATTAATAATATCGTTGATTTTGCTAAGAAAGGCGCATTCAAAGAAGTATAGAAAATTCATTTTTTGGAGGTTCTATTATATGATCATTAAGCAAAAAAAGAAACGATATAATTCAGATACAAAACGCAGAGAAGAATATCTTGATGACAAAGATTTTCATTCTTTGCAAGAGATTAAAGATTATTGTATGGACGAAACTAATCATACATCAATTATCGATTGTGTAAGATTTGTGTTCACTATTATGGATACAAATGAAGACGTAGAAATAATTGGTTCGTGGAAACGAAGTGATGATGATTCTTATTATGCAGTTTTATATTATGGATTTTAATAAACAAGCTCTATACGTGTCATAGCGTATGGGGCTTTTCTTGTGGAGAGCGGTGATACCCTTTCTTATTTTAGTGAATAAATAGTTAAATTTTGGAGGTGACAAAATTGGCAAAAAATAAGTTTTCTTTGCCTGACGTAAAAAAATTAAATACGGAGTTGGCAAAGGCCATTGCTCCAGAAGTAAATAAACTTTTTCGTGAATCTGTAGGATGGGCAATCTACGACTGGTACGACAGTTATGATCCGAAAATGTACAAAAGGACCAATAATTTCTTAGGAATAATTGACACCGCAAAAACTGTTAGCTCCGGTGATATTTTGACCATGTCTGTTGATGCATCTTCTATGCACGATTATCCGGGATTTGAGTACCCGCCATATGGGGGTTATGTACGCGAATCATTACTGGCAGACTACGCCTTTGATTTTATGTTTTTAAATGGCGAGCATGGTCATGGACGCTGGATGATGAAGCAAAGTATGCCACCTTTTCAATGCGTGGATCAGGATGTGTTTGACGAATTTGGAGGGCGTGTTCAAGGAATTATCAATAAGAAAATTCCAGAAATTTTGTTTAAAGGGAGGTAATGTGTATGGCTGGAATTGCAAGTTGGCAAGCCAAAATTGAAATAGATATAAAAGATTTACAAAATCAGTTAAAATCGGCAGAAAGCAACATTGATAAGATTACAAATGAACCGCGGACAATCGAACTAGGAATTGATACAAAAACGCTTGAAAGTGCAATTTCAAAGCTTGATAAGATGCTTACAAGTCTTGGCAAAGGGACTGGCGGTTTTAAACAGTTTGAAAACTTATCAAAACAGTTAGAAAGTATTACATCTGATGTAAGAGATTTTAGCAAAGCTTTTGGTAAAGTAGATGATTCTGGCGCTAAAACACTACTCTCTTCTATTCAGAATATTGATAAGTTGCTTTCTGAATTGAGTCAGAATATTCTAAATGTCAATAAAACCATGAGCAATATGGGTGAAAATACGAGTGGAGTTGCCAAACAAGCTGAAAAAGTTGGTAATGCATACCAAAATGCTGCTAAAGAAGCTGAGAAATTGGCTGATGCACAGAATAAGCTTGGACAGAAAGCGAAAGACGCATTTAATAACGCGTCTGCCAATACTAAATCTGAATCAGAAGTAATGAAACAGGTGGGAAAGGCAGCTGAAGAAGCTCAAAAGCAGATTTCTAAAATTGATTTCTCTCCTAACACCGACAGATTCGACGATGTTATATCTAAGTTTAAGATATTAAAAGAAGAAGCGTCGCAAATTTCTAAGATTACTAAAGAATCTAATCAGAATAAAGACGGCGGCTATGATGTTTCATATAAGGCAACTAAAAAAGATGGGACGTCTTATTATCTCGGCGAAAATAGCAATCCGAATGTTTTAAAGGCAAGTGAGGTCGTATACAACTCTGCTGTTGAAGAAAAAGAGAAATTAAAAGAAAACAAAAAAGCGTGGAAAGATCTGCTATCTGCTGTAAAACAGTACAAAAAATTGTCAACTGAAAAAGCAGAAAAAACAATTTTGCAGAGCGATTTGGATACTCTTAATGAGTTAAAAAACACTAGAATTCCAGACATTCAAAGTCGTTTATCTAGTGAAGACTTGGCAGAATCGAAAAAAATGCTCGACGAAATTGATTCGGAAATGGATAAGATTGCTAAGGGAAAAATGTTTTCCGTATTGGACGACGCAATTAAAAGGGACGAACAAGAATCTAAGCGTCTGGTCGATGAAAATATCCGTCTCAATAAAGATTATTACGAATCGAAAGAAAAAGACGAGAAGAACTATCAGACGATGAAAAAGAAGTACCTAGAAGACGGCAAGAATCAAGAGAAGGCCGTCATAGAGGAGCGTCGAAAGTTAGAAGAATCCGTTAATGCTGATTGGGCTGCGGCAATGGCAGACGAGGAAAGAGAGTCTAAGAGATTAGCTGCGGAAAATCTACGAATCAATAAGTCCTATTACGAATCGAAAGAAAAAGACGAGCAAGAGTATCAACGTTTAAAAAAGAAATATTCAGAAGAAGGAACCAAGCAGCAGAAAAGCATTGTAAAAGAGCGAGAATCTTTGGAAAAATCAGTAAATTCTGATTGGACTGCGGCTGCAAATGAAGAACTGATGTCTGCTATTAAGCAGTATAAGAAGTTGTCAAGTAAAATTGCGAAAGAAACCATTTTGGACCCTAATAATGCCGACATGGTTGCTTTAAAAAAATTAAAAGAAGAGACAATTCCAAATCTTCAAAAAAATCCGCTTATTTCGCCTGAACAGCTTTTTAAATCAGAATCTACTCTAAAAAAAATCGATGAGGAAGCCGGTCAAATCGCGGAAAAGAAACTGCATTTGGATTGGGATGCTGCGATTAAGGAAAATGAGAAGTTTGATAAGAATTTATCTGAAATCAATAGAAAAATCACTGAGACAGATAAGTTGTTGGACGAACTGCCAATTCCAAAAGAGCTGAATAATGAATGGCTTAAGATTATAAACGACGTAGATATCTTAACCAAAAAACTAAAAAATAATGATTTGTCTCCATCCGATTACTCTTCTCAAAGAGATGCATTATTAAAAGACTGCAATGACAAAGTCGAAATTCAGCAGCGCAGAGATGTTGAGATGTATAATTCCGCATCTTCTGAGAGTTCTACAAAGAATAATGAGCGCCAAGTCAAAGTTCAAAAGGCGTTAAATGATGCTCTGAATAGATACGAGACTCTTCAAAAAAGAATTGCAAACGGAAACGGATTGAGCACTGACGAAGCTGAAGCTAAAAGTTTGCTTGATACTATTCATGAATTGCAGCGTGAAGATGTTCTGTCTCCGGAAAAACTAACCGAATCGAACCAGAGAATCAATCGAATTAATCAGTCTGTCGAAGACATTAAGCGAAATATTGCTGAAACCACACTGGATAATACACAGGACAAAATCGATAAATATCGCACTACGTTAAAAAATAAATCTGCAAAACCAGTTTTCGAAGATCAGAGTGTCGACTATAAGAAGATGTTGTCAGAATTCGCATCGGCCATAAGTGCACTGGAAGATTATAAAACATCGCTTGCTGGGATAAGTGAACTTACCGATGAACAGAAAAATCATTTACAAGAATTAACCGATAAATGTCAAAGCGCTGCTAAAGCTTTCACTTTGCTAGATGCCGCCCAAAAGGGATCTACAGAGGATTCTCGTTGGAAAGAAATTGATAAGTTAAGCAAATATTTAACTGACAATACCAAGTTGTCCAAAGAAGCTAAAAGAGAGTTGAACGATTATTTGGCTCAGTTAAAATCTGGAGATCCATCCGTCAATGTTAAAAAGATTCATACGGCATGGACTAAGGTTGCAGAACAAGAACGTGCTGCCGGACGCGAAGGAAAAAGCTTTTTCACTATGCTTTCCAGTGCCAAATTGGGACATCTCGTTTCTCAGATTGCTGGCTTTTTCAGTTTTTATGATTTAATCAATGTCGGAAAGCAGGCTTTTGAAGTTGTAAAGCAATTAGATTATGCTTTGGTTGATTTAAAGAAAACAACCTCTATGAGTTCTACGGAATTGGAAAAGTTTTATTACGATTCTAATGACGTGGCGAAGAAAATGGGTGTAACAACTCAGGAAATCATCGATCAGGCAAGCGCATGGTCACGTCTCGGGTATTCGACTAAAGAAGCCGCCACCGAAATGGCGCAGTTGAGTTCTCAGTTTTCCTCTATCTCTCCCGGAATGGATACTGATACTGCACAAGAAGGTCTTGTAAGTATCATGAAGGCATGGGATATTGATCCGGATCAAGTTAAGTCTGAAATTATGGACAATATAAATGCTTTGGGAAACGCAATGGCCGAGAGTAACCAAGATATTGTAGAAGGTATGGAACGTTCCGCTGCCGCTCTTGCTGCCGTTGGAACGGATTACGAAGATGCGTTCGCAATGTTTTCTGGTATGCAGGAAGTTCTTCAGTCGGCAGAGGTTGCTGGTAGGGCACTCAGGAGCATTTCTATGCGTATTCGCGGATATGACGAAACGACAGAAGAATTGTCGGACGATCTTAAAACTGTAACTGGCGATTTAGCAGATTTAACAAAAACCGCGCAACATGCTCAGGGTGTATCCATTTTTAAAGATGGGTCAACTACGGAATTTAAAAGCCTCGTAGATTACTTTGGGGAAATCAACGAGATTTGGGATGAAATGTCTCAAAAACAGCAGAATGACTTTTTGCAGAAAGCATTCGGCAAAACACAAGCGCAGGCAGGTTCTGCCTTGATTCAGAACTATTCGGCTGTTACGAAAGCTCTTGAAGTGATGGATGAAGCAGCTGGATCTAGCGATAGAGAGATGGAAACCGTTAAAGAGTCTCTCGAATATAAAATTAATGCATTAAAAGAAACTTGGGTTGGCACCGCTCAGGACATCCTTGATCGCGGAGATCTTGGTAAAATTATAGACGCTCTTACAACCGTTTCAGAAGCAATTGGTTCTGTAACCTCAAATATTGGACTGTTAAAAGCGGCTGCTTTAGGAATTGGCGCAGCTCTTTCCTTTAAAAATGTCGGTAGGGATAAAACGTATTCCCTCTTCTGTCATTTTGAATATGCCGACAACACACATAATTTACTTCGGATACGAAGGTTTAGAGTGTGTTATTCGTGAAATACACGATGATAAATAAATAATCGGGACAATAATCGGGAAATTAGGTACAACGATCTGGTAATGCAGATGCATCACTACTCTCCTATTGCGGCGACGCAACATGGATCGTAACAACGTGACGCTCCTAAAATCCGATGGGACAGATCTCTTAGAGATAAGCCCTCACTGTAGCGACAACTCCCACAACGTATTAGATGCAACGCTGTACGTTGAAGATGCGCTCGATACTACATTTAATAATAATGTCTGATCTGTAAAAGGATCAATTCAAACTTATCTTTGGAATGTTTTGACCTGGCTGTTTCACCGGGTAGATAAGATGAAACAAGAATGAAATTGCTTTATCTAATTTTTATGAATAAGGTTTGAACACTCGCCGCATTGTCAGTGCGAGGGTCAAGATGTTGTATCATGGAAAAGAGGTGTCCACATGACAAAATTAAATATCGAAATTAGGATTGACGAACTTGCAGAACTGGATCAAGTTGTTGGCTATATAGGAACACTAGACCTTGATAAAGTATCCGAATTTAACCCGGAAATTACAGTCAAATTCGGACACGATGATTAGTGCTCTTTTGTTACCTTAATGATTGAAATGTTTCTTTTGGCAACAGTATATGCCTCTGTCGGCGAATAGAGATATAAATCGTATGAAGTTTTGTATCTATGAGAGAATAAGTCGTCTCCTTCTACTACTGTTTCTTTCGCGTTTGGAACTGGGATCGTATAGCAGGCTTTCTGAATATTTTTGTACTCAGTACAATTTCCATCTTTGTCTGTGATTTCGAAAGTGTATGACATATTTTCCTCCTTTGAAGCGTTTGCAACGTTTTTTGATTTTATTATATTTTAGCATATTTTTCTAAAATTGTATATAGACATATCTTTCTGTTTATGCTATTTTTAAATTAAATAATATCACGAACAGGAGGATTTTATTATGGCAAGAGGACGTCGCAAACAAACAGCTACTTTAGAGGAGAAAATTGTAGAAATTACTTCTGAAATTGAAAATATGGAATCTACGTTAAAAGCGTTAAAAGCAGAAAGAAAAGATCTGGAAAATCAGCTTCGCGTGAAAGAACTTGACGATCTGGATAAGTTAATGAAGGAAAAAGGAATTTCGTTCGAAAAACTGAGAGAGATGATCGGCTAATTGAAAACAAACGTCCTGATCGGACGAAATTGAAGATGGGCAGAAAGGCTTCGTATTTTTATACGGAGCTTTTTGTTGTTAAAAATGAGATACTGAGACGAGGATACTACAATCCAACCGGATTTAGATGGTATTTCCTCATATTAAGAAAGGAGCTGTATTCTATGGATGAAGAATATACATATACGCGTACTTTTGAACCTGGAGAAATGTATGAAAAATTGATGGAGTTCACAAGAGAAAACGGCTTGAACCAACTCCAAGCCGTAATTCTTTTTAGATATGCACTTGTTCAGCTAGAAAGATGGGTCAATATTCCTTGCCTTTATGAATGATGGGGGTGATTACTGTGAACGTCAATGATTTCATGTTTGAACAAAATGAAAAAGAATCTTTGTACGAAAAGTTATTAGAATTTGTAAATGAAAATGGCCTGGGAGCAACCCAATCCATAATTCTTTTCGAATATACTCTTCGTCGTCTAAAAATGTATTCTAGCGGCCCCATGTTTCGAGATTAAAATCAGTGAGTCTTAATAAAATTGTCGCCCTCTTCCGTAATTCCGTATATATTACTTTGAATGGATTTGACGATATTTTGCTGCCGATACAATTGGGCGTCTATCAAGTTGGCTTTGCAGCATCTTAAAAAGTTATAAGCCACTTCCTCAATTGAATATTTTCCGCTTTTGCTTAAATCGTTCAGCAACTCTGTTATTCCCGGCGTCTTTATTTCAATGTCTCTGACACCAAAATTACTTACCTCTACAGTGCTATTTTCGTCTAAATAAATGAGTATGTCTTTCATGCATTGTTCATTTATCACCATATTTAGAGTCCTCCTATGTATTTTATATGCATATTGTATCACTTATCGCTATAAAGACATAGCCAGAACTTGTGTTCTATCGTTTTATGTGTTGGCGTTCCATCTCTGTTGTTTTCGAAAGTATTATATTGGAAAGGAAAACAAAAAAGATACTTTAAATCGCAAGTTCGGAAGTAAAAACGCGCAAGACGTCCGCGTGATAAAAAATGCGCCGAAAGGATTCGTATTTTCATACGGAACTTTTTGTCGTCAAGAAAAGATGAATTTTGGAATATTCGGAGGTTTTTATGGATATGAAGGTTGTTAAAAGCGAAAAGAAAATTTGCCCATGCTGTATGGAAGAACATGTAGTGAAAACTGTTCTTGTTATGGACCATGCTACTTTTAAAAATACTCCAGTCAACTATGAGGCATCGTATTTCTTCTGCGATCTGGCAAAAGAATTCTATATTGATGAACATCAGATGCGAGACAACAACATCAAATTAAAAGACGCGTATAGAAAAAGAATGAATCTCAATGCGGCAGCATTAAAATGAATCGAGGTGAATAAAAACTGATGGATAACGAAAAAATTCGGATAAGTATCCGACATGATTATCTGAAATCGAATGGAGTGAATAATCCGGTTAAAGTGGATACCTTCGTATCGGAAATATATTCCTTATTAAAAGAGCGGAATTTTTCGATCGTTGAAGCAGACGAAGTTGTAAAAGCTCTGTCATGCTTAATCGAAAATGATAAAAAATTGATTACGAGAGAGCCTCTCAAAACTGTTGAAAAATATAATAGAGAGGGTTAATCTCCTGCTCTTTATTATATATTCTCATCACTCTTCTGATCCAAGGAATAAAAGACCTGTCATCCGACAAGTCTTCTACTCTCCTATCCTATTTGCCGTTTATTGAAAGATATTGGTATCCGGAACGTTGTGTTTCATTGGTTTTATTAAACATACGTTCTGATAGTATTCTGTCGATTATTGGTATATAATGGTAATATTAAATACTAATGATTGGGGAATACTATGAAGATAATGAATAAATACGAAGCGCTATATAGATGGTCCTGCCACAAAATGAAGATACAAGAAAATTTTGAACGGAATAATCAAATACACATTAAATATCCTCGTGGTGCAGTCTATACTTGCTATATGGGTGTAAATATAGGACATGAAAAAAGTCGTCTTGAAGCAAGACCTTGCTTAATTGTTTCTACAGATGAAATTAATAAAAAGAGTTCTAATGTTATTATTGTCCCATTGTCTAAGGAAATTAAATATAAAAAAGATTCTGCTACGGAATTGGCTTATCCGTGGCATTATGTTCTACAAAAGGCAAAATATAGCAAATTAACATATGATTCAGTAGTTCAGTGTGAAGACTTAAGATGTGTATCAAAATCAAGAATGGGCAAGTTTATTATGAAAATTGATCCAGAAGATTTAGGTGAGATAAAGAAAAGATTAAAAAGAACTTTACAACTTTAATCACAGATGGTATAATATGTTCATAAAATATAAAACCACTATATATATCGCATTCCTTTGACTTAATGATTGTACCTATAGGCAATCTGCTTTACAGTTATTCTCAAAGAGTCATTGTTCGTTTGCTTATGACAAGTTTGAATTGGGATGGCATAATCCCGCCTATGAGTTTTATATTGATAAAAGAGACATCATTACGATGTCTCTTTTGTTTTGTAAAAAATGAAGAGCAAACGTATTCACACTTGCTCTTCTATTCTAATTCATTCTGGCGTAGTCGGAACATATGTTTTATTACTCTTCTACTCTGATTTAATCTAATATAGCCGAAACGTTAGCTTACCAAGTATATCCACAATTGTTACACTTGAAGCTTTTGTTGATTTTCCCGCTCAAAAGACCCCAAAATCCAACCGACGCAATACGTTCTGCTCCGCTAATTTTCTTTACATTTAGACTGCCACAAGTCGGACAAGTCGGCAAATTCTCACCATCGTTTTTCAGAATCATTTTCATATCAGCGCCTTTACTGAACGCACTTGCCATTTTCATTTGACGACTGATTTCTGCATTGCGCCGAGCGAGATCTCCATCTCTTGAATCAAAAAGTTTCTGATCAAATTCTGGTGACGGTTTAACAAGTTCTTCGTAAATCCTCTGTTTTAATGGAGTATCCTTTCCTACTATATCCAAATCACTCTCGTACATGTCTGTAGGAAGCTTATACATTTTAGATCTACAATAATCACATGTATGTTCTTCCTCTTTTGTTGAATGAGTCATAATGGTTCTTCCGCATTTTTTACAATAAAAAATCATAATTATACCTCCCCTCAATTTTAATCATTTTATCATATATTATAATACAGTACAAGGTTTAACCCCCCCCCAAAAAAAAACAGTATGATATTCAAAACGTTTGACAGCGACATTGATAAAATGAGTTCTAAATGGGGTGTATTTGGCAAGTCATTTGCTGATATTGGAAGCGCTATTTTCGGAAGAATTAATGATATCAACAAAAATTTTCAATTGACAGATAATTTATTAGATGCATTCAATAATTCTGACAGTATATTCGAGAGATTGTACTCATCTTCAAAAATTAAACCGTTAAACATTGAAGAGTTGTTTCCGACTGAAAAATTGGATTCTAATTTCGATTTTTCTTACTGGATAAAAAGTCTCAGTGATATGGATAAAAATGCAAAATTAGGTACCAAAACATGGCAGGAATATTCAGACGAATTGGAGAATAATCAAAAATGGATTGCAGAGTTCGGACAGGCCACCGAGGGAACTATTCGTACTGAAGCAGGTTTGACAAAAGCTTATCAAGAAGCGAGGCAAAGTGCTATCTCATTTAACGCCGGATTGCAGAAAACTACGTTGGGGGCAAAAGCCGCCGAACTAGGAATGAAAGCGTTGGCAGTAGCCGGGAATATGTTTGTATCTTTCATGATCAGCGAAGGCATTTCTCTGATTTATGATTTTGCGAACGCAGAAAATGCATTGGCAGAAAAATCCTCTAAACTTGGTTCCGAGTTTAAAAGTACAAAATCTGAAATCGAAGGCTATCAGAAACGTATTGAAGAATGCAGGAAAACCATTGAAACCCAGACTTCTTCTTATTCGGATGTCGTAGATGCTAGGAAAGAGGTTCTTTCCATTCAAAATGAAATGATTGAGAAATACGGTTCTGAATCAGATTCCATTGATCTTGTAACGGAAGCAATAAACGGAAATATCAATGCATTCGAAAAACTAACTGCTCAATCATGGGATGAAACTAAAATCGAATTCGATAAACACGACGGTTATAAAGGGTTAATCGTAGATAATTTCTTGAACAGAAATTACAACGGCAGCAATTTCGAAAGAATGATTGATGAGGTTGAAAACGCTTCTACTACTTTCAGTCTCATGGCGGAAAATACTGATAAGTATAAGGAATTTATCGACAAGCTGAAAGAACTTTATAACGCTGAATATACCATGACGGATCATGGCGTTTCCAATATTACCATCGATGGGAATCTTGACGAAGTGTATGATAAGCTCTTAGCTATTAAATCACTAGCGAAAAGTTATGACATTGACTGGACTGCCGATTTAACGGATGCAATCAATAAGACGAAAAGCAAGCTTGATGATTACAAAGACATTTATAATCAACACGTTCTGAATGATATTATCTTCGGCGCGGGAAATGATAAATATGCGAGTGCTTTTAAAGAAGCGAACGATGCATATGAAAAATATAATCAGGCCGTAATAAACGGAAATGAGAAGGCTGCCGAATCCGCAAAGGAGGAATATGCTCAACTCATATCCGGATTCTCTTCTGCTTTTGCAAACGATGAAAACGGGCAGGCCGTTATCGATTACTTCTCTTCTATGTATCCCGAATTGGAAGCTATCGTTCAGTCTTGGAATTTCAAAGCAAAAATCACTCCCGTATTTTCTGATGGGTCTGATAATCCGAATTATGACGCTAAGACGGATGCAGACTTAAAGGGCATAGTAGACAAGTTTCAAATATCGGAAGACCTTCTTAATTTTAACCGAGATGCTTCTACAGATCAGGAAATGAACGATGCTTACGACAAGGCTAAACAAATCGCTACGGATTACTTTGACGGAAGCTTAGAGCAGCTTGCGAAATTCCTTATAGAAATGTATGGAATGGGGACGCAGGATCAGCTAGATTTTGTTGAAAAATTTCAACATATGAAAAAGCGAAGCGGATCTGTGAATGCAAATCAAACGACCGCAGAAAGTTGGTACGACAGCCTGTCCGATGATGATAAGGAGTTGGCAAATTCTTCTGAATTTATCGACAAGATAGAACAGATGCAAAAGGATGCAGACGAGCGGACAAACAAGGCGTCTGCCGCCCTTCAATCAGCCAAGGAAAATCTTGAGGAAGAATATACTAAGATTTTTGATTGGGATCTTGATGAATACGCTTCAAAGATACAAGACGGTTCAATTCAGACGAAATTCGGCAATGTCGATATGGACAAGCGCACCATTATTAAATGGTCTAACGAGTTAAAGCAAACATATAAAGATGAATTAGCAAGCTGGGACTACAATCCTGTTGTTGGAAGTATTGATACTGTATTCGGCGGTTCCGAACGGTTTGGAACGGATTTAAACGGTACTGGGTGGGAAGTTGCATTTACACCCATTTTGCCAGACGGCAGATTTCTGTCAAGCGACACCGTATATGATTATATTGAAAGCATTTTAAAAGATGCTTATGCGGACGACGGCAAAGTAACCGACGATGAACTAAAAGATCTCGACGCGCAAGGTAGAATGGTCGGAGACACTTTTGTTAAAGGGATTTATGCTGGAGTTGACGACAGTATGGATTATAGCAAAGGTGGAAACTGGGCAAAGATTGTTGGCCTTCTTATGCATTTTGTTGGAAACTTCGGCGCTGTTCCGCTTGCGAAACAATCTATCGACGAAGAATCTGCAGCGATGGACGAGGCGACTGTTTCGGCGGAAGACTATTCGAATGCTCTACAGGAGCTGAAAAATTCTCAGCAAGAAACTAATGTTCAGCCTACTACGTTGACCGAAAAAATATATGCGTCCAAGGATGCTATCGACAAATTTGAAACTTCTGTAAATAGCGCCTATGAAGCGTATAAGACATTGACAGGTGTAAACGTGTCGTCCTCTGATATGCTGTCTTCTATCATGTCAATTACTTCTGCGCTCAAAGATATGGGGGCAGATTTAAACTGGGATTTTATTGATAATGCGGAAACACTTGGTCGTGTCATTGAAAGTATTTCAAAGAAGTATGCAAACAGTATTTTAACTGATGCTGGAATTGATACCGATAGTAAATTTGGAAAGCTACTTGCCGACAACATTGTTAATGCAAGAAAAGCCGCCGCAGAACTTGATAATGTAAACTCTGCGATTGATTCTTTGCAGAGTGCATATAGTAGCCTGACGGAAATCATAGAGAACTACAATGAAACAGGTTATATTACATTTGATCAGTTGCAGACGCTTCTTGCAATGGAACCAGATTATCTGTCATGCCTTGTCGATGAAAACGGGCAGTTACAGCTTAACCAATCGGCGGTCGAGGCTTTGGCCAATCAGAGACTTAACGATGCACGAGCACAAGCGGTCGCCCAGGCTATTGCTGAACTCGGTCAACTTACTTTAAAAGCAGAACAAACTGCCGCAGAGAATAATGGACAAGCATTCGAAGATCAGATAACCCATTTGAGCAATTACAGCCAGAGCCTTGCTACTGTAATTGGACAGGCAGCTCTCGGAACGGAAGTTATTGGCGGTTTAAACGCTGCACTTGACGGTGCGAAAGATTCTGGTGTTTCGGAAGAGGATATCCAAACGGTAATGGATAATCTCCAAAAGAAACTCGATCTGATTAACACTGTTCAAAATACGAATATTTCTAAAACGCTTGGCGGCGGTGGTGGCAAATCCTCCGGTGGATCTAAATCCGAAACAGACGAATATCTTGAAAACTTCGAGAAAATGCAAGACAAGCTCAAAGATCTCTACGATCAGGGCAAAATCACCACAAAGCAGTATTACGACGCTCTTCGTGCGCTTGCTGAAAAATATCTGAAAGACCGAGAAAAGTATGCAGACAAACTTGCAGAAATCGAGCAGGAATATGCAAAGGGCATGAAGGAGCTTTACGACACTGTAATCTCCGGCATCATCTCTAAGATTGATAAGCGAATCAGTGCGTTGAACGATCAAAAAGACGCTGCTGTTAGCGCGTTGGAAGCCGAAGAAAAAGCGGCTAAAAAGACCCTCGAAGCCCAAAAGGAAGCTCTTCAAGTAGAAATCGACGCGATTGATAAGCAGATTAGCTCAAAACAAGAGTTGATTGATTCCATCAACGACGAAGCAGATGCAAAGCAGCGTGCCTACGATCTGGACAAGGCGCAGTATGAACTGGATCGTCTGAGAAATCAGAAAACCATCTACGAGTATTCTGGTAAAGAAAAAGGATTCATCTATAAGACCGACGATAAGGCTATTCGCGATCAGGAACAGGAAGTTGATGATAAGAAGCGTGAAATCCGTATCGCCAACATCGAGAAAGAAATTTCTGCCCTCGAAAAGCGTAAGTCTGCCCTCGAAGAACAGCAAAACGCGATTGACGATCAGATTGACGCTATCTCCGATTATTACGAAGAACTAATCACTAATACCGAAGCGTACTGGGACGAAATCATCAAAGGCATGGAAGAAACCAAGACGAAATGGGAGGAGCTTCAGGAACTGCAAGAGAATGCAGAGCTGGAGATGAATCTTAGATCTCTTGGTTACGAAGGCGGCATTGATGAAGTTCTAGCTTTGACGGACGAACAGTTTGCGCAGTTCAAGAATAACTATCTACAATATATCGCCGGAATGAATCAGGGCAACCAGTCTTTCATTGATTCTTTGAGTCAAATTTCAGGTGTTGACATTGGAAATCTTCCGGACATATTCGAGGAAACACAGAAATATATTGATATGCTCGGTCAGGGCATTGATTTTACCGCGTTGGATTCTTCTCTAGGCGGCGTTATTGATGGATTTACAGAGATTGCTAATAACGCAAAGTTGGCAACTGGCGCAGTCATCGGAGGTGCCGCTACTACTTCTGCTAATTCTTCCGGAAATAAAAATGGAGCACAAGGCGAAAACGGGCAAAGCTCTTCTGGTTCTGGAGATAGTCTTAACGGTGGAATTAAAACGATGTCCGAAGAAAGTGTTCCTAAAATCAACGAAGTTGCAAACGCTTTCGCTGGAAGTGAAGAAGGCGAGGATACAGGAACAAGCGTTGCGGGAAGCGCACAGAAAGCATCTAAGGCGATCAGTTCCGGTAAGGATTCCGGCGGTGAGGAAGATGAGTCTTTACAGGGATCAATCAAAACTCAGGTTGAAGCTGCGGTTGACGAAGAAGAAGGTATTCCGAAACAAACAGAAGCTTGGGACGGTCTGAATGAGATGTTGGGCAACATCAAGAAAAACCTGGAAGACATCAAAACTTTAATCAACGAGATTTCCAATATGGATTTAAGCGGATTAAGTGCAATTGGTGGCATTCAAATCGGAGGTGGTGCTCGTGTAGATGGAACTGCATTTGCATCTGGTACGTTAGGAAAGGTTTCTGATAACGGTGTTGCTCTCGGTGGCGAGCTTGGACGTGAAATGGTTGTTCGTGATGGAAGATTCTTTACGGTTGGTGATAACGGTGCTGAACTGTTCCATCATAAGAAAGGTGACATCATCTTCAATCATAAGCAGACGCAGGATATTTTGAAAAATGGGCACACAAATTCCAGAGGTAAGGCTTTTGCAGGCGGAAACGTGAGCAGTCTACCGAAAGAATACAGTCTGCCGTCTCAGGAAGTCATGGATCGTATGGCAAAGCTGGAAGCTGGATTCAATTCTCTTAACAGAGACGAGTCTCTTTTGGTTCAGATGCAAATTCGTGATAATACGAAGAAAATCTATGAACAGAATGCTCGTGCGATTCAGGAAATTCAAAAATACAATAAGAGTAATTCTACGAGCAACACGTATAATTATTCTATCGATGCTATTGAGCTGCCGAACGTTATGAACGGTGAGGACTTCTATCGTGACATAAGAAGGCTTAATACTCTTATAAAGCAACAAGGTAATACCAGGAAATAGTCGTTGGTGCATCTCATGGGGAATCTTGTGGGATGCACTTTCGAATACGTGTTCAGAATAGCAATTAGTCGGCCATTGGTATATTATATCGATGGCTGGATGTATTGCTTCATTCAATAGGAGGCAATATGGTAATTTATAGCGAAGAGAATAGGTGGTCTGATTTTGATTGGTTCTTAGGAAAATACGATTTTTTCTATCAAAAATATGGTCACAAATTTTTCGCAATTAGACATAAAACCATTTTAGGAATTTATGACAATTTTGATAATGCTCTTGCTGACAACATATCAAAAGGATTTCCTGTTGGAACATTTATTGTACAAGAATGTACGGGGGACGAATCCGGTTATACCGTCTGCGTTACTTCATGGCGACCGGCTTAGAGCAAATTGAGGAACTTATGAATTCAGGACAAGCTTTTACCAAAATCAAAAGGCGTCTAATCGGGCGTCTTTTTTGTTGCGCCAAAAACAACAGGAGGTTGCTCTATGAAAGCAAAAAATGAATCGGAAATCGTATTAACTCAGCTCGCTCGCACCGTAAATTCCATGATTCAAAATGCCATTCCAAGATACGATTATATCGGCTCTATCAGCAAGGTCAGCACGAAAGCTGGCTACTATTCCGTTGTGATCAATCAACAGGAATACGAAATCAAGAATGGCACAGGAATCGATTTTAAAGCCGGAGACAGGTGTTTAGTGCACTGCATTTCCGGAAAATTCAACAACAAAATTATTATCGCAAAACTATAACATAAAGGAGGTGGCAATTTGGCACTGCCCTTTAAACGTCTGAAAAATCTGACGGCAATGTTGGATTTTAAGGATACTGATATTATTGTTGCAGAGGACGATGATACGACTCGCAAAGCAACAATTTATCAGCTTGTAAAATATATCAAAAACCACACAGAGATTAATTCTTATTTTGCCCATTCCGACTTAATCGGTAACAGAAATGGGGTTGCAACTCTGGATGAAAACGGCAAGGTTCCAGCGGCTCAAATCAATTTTGGAAAAGTAGAAAATACCGTATACGACGGTGCGTCCGGAAAAAGTCTGGAAAATGCTGTTTCTAAAAACACAACCAAGCTTTCCAGTATAGAATCTGGAGCGAATAAATATGTTCTCCCTGATGCGACCACTGAAATTAAAGGCGGCGTAAAAATCGGCAAGAATATGACGATAAAAGACGGCGAGTTAAGCATTACGACTGATGACGTGGTAAACGCTCTCGGATACACTCCGGGAACCGGTAGCGGATCAGCGGCTTATAAAATCGGCACAGAAGATACTGCCGGAATTGGCAAGCTCTACTCTTCCACTGGTGAAAATACGGATGGTGCTATGACGCAAAAAGCGGTCAATACGGAGTTAAATGGTCTGAAATCTACTTATGGATCATCCCTATCTCTTTCTGGTTATTCCGTAAATCTTGTTTCGCCAATCGGCAACACACTATCCACCTTGGAACTGCCATATGTGAAAGAGGTAAATAGTTCTGACGAGCCAACTGAAAATGTAGATAGCATCAATTATTGGATGCAGGAATATTAGGAGGTTTGAGCAATGGCAAAATTAACTACTCCAATCGTTCCTCGTATCACAACGTTTGATCCGGCGGTCGATATGACGGTCGATTTTCTATATACGGGAAACCAGATCAATCGGAACCGTGCTGTCGTAATCGACACATCTACTTATCAGACTGTGTATGACAACGAGCAGTATCGTATGAGACTGGATCATGTATTCCCGAAAGGAACATTTACTCCGGGAAAGTCTTATCAGATCAAAATTAAAGTCTTTGATACTTATGGCAACGAGTCTGATTTTTCCGCACCAACTCTGTTTTACTGCTATTCCACTCCGTCTTTCGGGTTTTCTAATCTAACCAGTGGCGAAATTGTCCGGACGGCAAATTTAACGCTGAATCTGTTTTATTCGCAGGCTGAAAATGATACGCTGAAAGAATATCAGGTCCAACTGTATGATTACAACAAAATTCTATTAACCACATCTGGGAATCTTTACGATGCTTCCAACATGACTTGTTCTTTCAATCAGTTGAAAAATGAACATGAATATTATGTAAAAGCGGTTGGTATTACAAAGCATGATATGTCTTTTGATACCGGTCTGATCCCATTTACGGTCAAATATATTACCATTCCCACAAACGTATTATTCCAGGTCAAGAATCAGTCTATAGATGGCAGAATTTCCTTGGAAAGCGGAGTCATCGACATTGGATATCGAACCACAAACGACAACTACACCATTAAAAATGGAGAGCTGACGATTGGCGCAGACAACGTTCTCACCTATTACAACGGTTTCAAAATTGATGATGAATTTCAGGTATTTTTGAAAGCACGAAAACTTCCATTGAACACTGCTGTTTTTAAAATGACGTGTCCTGACACTGGAGAATTTTTATGGCTAGAAGTCAGGAATTACTATGGAAAATACTATGGAGTTTTGACCATACCATACGGGAACGGAATGGGCTATTATAATGTATTTTCTGAAATTCCGAATCCCTATTTAACAGATGCGGATGGAAATTTGATTACTGATACAGATGATAATGTTCTGATGATGTCAAGCAACGATTATATGGATCATCTGACATGCGTATACGACATTGAATATAAAAAAGGTTGGTACGACCTTAAAACGTACTTCGAAACCGATAAGTTAGTTGAAGATGTTTGAAAGGAGGATGATTGAACATGCTTTTCTTAGGAACAACTTTTTTCAGCGGAGCATACACAATTGATCCTCCTGCTGCAAATGTTTCGCCAATAACGGAAATTTCTCTGACTAACGGTGTTTACGACCATTTGTATGTCGGTAAAAGTGTGGATGAAGAAGTTGACGTAACGAACAATGAGTGGACGGAAAACACACTACTTAGTGCGCCGTTTGATGAAAATCTGGACGCCGGAAACTCTGGGTTCAGCCTTCGAAATACCGATACGGTTATTATTAAACGCCGGGAAAAGGGACAGATTGACTGGACGACCATTTATGTAAAACCGATCAAAACCATTGATGATTTTAAATTGATCCACTTTGATCGTTATGCCAGGAGCAACACAAATTACGAATACGTACTATGCTCTGTGTGTAATGGAATCGAAAATAGTTATGTACTAAAGGAAGTCTACTCTCAGTTTGATGGATTTTTCGTAGTAGACCAAAACAATTCTTATGGAACATTCTTCAATCTGGACGGCGGAGACACACAGCGTAATGCCGCAGGTGAGGCAACTGTGCTTTTGAATAATAGATACGCAAAGGTTATCAAAAATAATATTTCCAATTATGATACTGGCACTGCTTCTGGCGTATTCCTAAAGATGTATCATAACGGTGAAAACTCCTGTAATATTGACATCGACGATAGTTACGAGATTCGTATGGATGTCATGGACTTTCTGATGAATGGAAAACCGAAGATTCTGAAATGGAATGATGGGCGAATTTGGCTTATCGCAGTCACCGGCTCTCCTACCGATTCTCAAGAGCAGGAAGGCACAAATCTGCGAAAGATAAGCTTTCAGTTTGCAGAAATCGGCAATTGGAACGACCCGAAAACATTGTATCTGAACGGACTGAACGACGTCCCTCCTGAATGGTGGTGATGGCATGAAGTATACAGTTACCGAAGAAGACAAGACGCTGTTCAGTCAGGGAACGCTTGAGTACAAATATCGTCTCAGTGTCATGAATAAGTCTGGCGCTATCATCGATGTTTTGTATTGCATTTTACAGGTTGGAACCTATGGAATTAACGGAGAATCAAACATTCGTCGCACATTGGACGCAACAATTGATTTCGATGAGTTCGCAATTGACATAGAGGACAAGATTGAGGGCTGGTATGGTTTGGATTTCAAGTTTGAGATCGGAATTTACAGCATACGAAACAACGATTTCATTTGGTATCCGGCTGGCACTTATGTCATTACAGCGGCAAATACAACTTATAATTCCGCCACAAATACGCTTACAATATCACTTTCTGACCATTTTGCGCAGTTAGACGGCACTCGAAACGGTCAGGTTGGCGGTGCTCCACTGATAAAAATCCCTGTAGACAATGATAGCGGCAAAAAGACGATTTTGCGCGAAGCATTATCCACAGTTCTTCGTCAACAGGGCGGCGTTGAGAACATGATTATCGATGACATTGGCGAATTTTATGGTATGGAGAGTAACAACGCTGATTACGAAGAGTATCGCAAGAATAATCCCGAATGGAACGTGTTGCCATATGACCTTGAATTTGACGCAGGCTGCACAGTTGGAGATCAAGTAGACGAGATCACCGGTTTATATCCGAACATTCAGAAGTATTTCGATGTGTATGATATCTTCTGCTGTAACATGATTCCATCGTGCGAAAACGATCCTGTTGCTCTCTCAGACGACTTTCTTCAGGAAATTGTGTTGTCAGATAACGCAGAAAGCGTCACATATGATATCGAAAATATCAAGAATGTAACAGAAGTTTTTGGGACAACTTACGAAGTAGATCGTATGGCAGAGGCTGAACAATGCACTTCGAACGGCGATATCTACTCTCTCACTTTGGACGAGTACGATAAATATACAATCGGAGAATACATTGCTTTTATTGCTAATGTGAACAACGTTGACAATATGAAGCTACGGATAAATTCTCTCGATCCGGTTCCTATTTATTTCGAAAACACAGAACGTGGTGTGACTGCAAACACGATGCTCGCCACTCAAACTTACGTGCTGCAACTAAAAAAAGTGGACGACGCATGGAGATTTTATTGGCTCGGACAATACCAGCCGCATGCAATTTGTGTTCTCACGGATACCGACAGCGATCCCGTTTATACGAAGCAATACTTCTGCGACAGATACAATTGCAAGAACGTTGTGCTAAGAATCGAGCCGGACTCTCCATTTACAATTCAGAAAATAGGAATTGTACTGGATGTTAAAACCGGCGATCGGTACGACGATATAAAATCTGATACCGTAGCTATCGAAAATGCAATCTATGAGAATATCAAGATTTCAAGCTGGAACGACGTAGTCACACTCACAACAATGTGTGTTCCGTGGCTGGATGTATACGAAAAAGTTTCTTGGAAAAAAGCAAATTCTGACGATTTGAATGAATACGTCATTCAAAGTATTTCTCATAGTCTGAGCAGCACAGTTCCCACAACGACGATCACAATGTACAGATTTCATCCATTGTACTATGATTATGAAATTCCATATTGAAAGGCGGTGGATTTATGGCTTACCAGTTATCACACTATAAAGACATCGACGATTCGGTGGCATCCATCATCTATCAATACTATCAGTTTTTGAATGCCAATGACTATAAAAATGCCGCGCTGATCTTGAAAGAAAACGTGGAAGCATTAAAACCGTATCGAATCGATGCGAACAGTCTAAATAAAATTGAACAGGGGATTATGGATCTTTGGCAGATTGCATCGTCCTCTCAAACGGTAGTTATTACCGAGGATCAGACAGAGCCGATCGGGAATTACCCTCTTATGACCGAATGGTACGCAGAATTTTAGGAGGTGTTTCATGGACAGTTCTGATTTTATTTTTAAACCGCATAACACACCGCGTCTCAGGGATAAGAATATCCGAGATCGACATGCAAGACTTTTAGCTGGCGGTGATTATGAAAGGGCTACTGCCCTATTAAAAAATAACCCAGATTCAGAGGCGCTTACTGCGTCTCTTTTTAATACATTCGAGGAAAAAATCGTCTTTCTTGAATCTGCTTTTGACGGGAAAGAGCCAATTTTTACAACAGAAGTATCGGATACAGAGCCGACTTCTGGTTCTATGGATGGAAAATATTTCTGGGAACAAACCTATTAATATTTGAAAGGAGTTTACTTATGAGTATTTTAAGCGGTTACAAAAAGTTTAAGAAGTATATTAAGACATCTTCTGGATTCCAGCTGCAGAGCTTATGGTCTAATGCTAATACTGTGGAAGCAGATGATGGGAAAAACATGGAGACAAAGGTTGGCGCAATTAACGGAATTACGAGTTCTACTACGGCAAACAGTACAGATATTGCCGCAAGCGCGAACCTTGTAAATACGAGATGTAATGAACTAAGTAATAACATGGGAGGCAAACTCCCTGTATTAAACTACAATATTACATTATCGGATGATGCAAGTGTGCATGCCCAAAAGGCTTTGAGATATCTTTTTACAGACGCAGAGGCAATAAAACATACATCATTTATGTTTAATATCCTCGTAAATAACGCAGACTTTTATTCTGGCACTTGTTACACAGACGGCGGAAATACCGCTTGGGGCGACATAAACAAACGCGGCTCAGAAGCAGATCCCGGATCTGTTTGGAAATGGGTTACGTATAATTTTAAAACCGGAGGTGCTGATCCAGTATTAAAAAAATTGGGTAGGTCTGGAACCATTGCGGGGGTTGGCGGGTATTGGATGGATCCTCCCGCTGGACAAAATGCAGAGTGGACTACTGGATGCGTTAGATGGGATGGGGATAATCTCCTAGTAACCGTAGAGGATGATTATGCACAAGGGCATCTGACTGTTGGAGTTAAAGTTGGTAGTAAGAGCAGACCCAGTCAATGGGGCGATAAAACAGGCGGGCTAATTACATTAAAATATTAATTTATTGTATGTAGAGTTCCAAAAGGACGAACATTGGGGGAAGATGTTTTTGGCGTATATGTAGAAGTCGAACTTGATAAATCTACGATTCTTAGTACGCGCCAGAGAGATGTTGTAGACAGTATATTTATTAAGATAACTTCAAACGAACGTGTATGTTGTTACGGTTCCAGCCTCATAACTGTGTCCGCCGTTTCCCGAGTGTCTTGCAGTGACTACCAGCTTAATGTGATCGTATCCGGAAAATGGAACTAATGTATCCGTATCTACGGCGGTTACTGTGTCTATTTTTTCATAAACATTTGTACCAGTCTTTGTTCCAAACACCTGAATTGAGCCACCGCTCGCGCCATTTGCAGGAGAGTGCATTTTTAACATGACACCTCTACATTCGGAAGTTGCGTTAAAAACATAATTTCTGCTCATGGTAGTTCGATCTTTTGTAGCAACAGTTTCCAATGTTCCGCTCATGCCTTTTGTACTAAAATTACCGAGTGAATAGTCGACAATATAGTAAATATCCGCAACGATTTTTACATATAGCGCGTTTACTGTAATCACTCCAGTGTCGGCATTATACGTAATACTTCCTCCGTTATACAAGTTATTGTTGGCGGAACCAGAAGCGGGTATTATCATAGGAACGATAAAGATAGACTGCCACAAAACCTTTCCTTTGATACCGGTGTCGAATTTACAATAACCAGGAATTGAAGTGGATGATGGATTTACATTGCTTACCTTTTTAAAAATCGGTTCACCCAATTTTTTTCTCACTGAATCAGCACCTGTGATATAGAAATCATTTCCTTCCTGTTCAAGCGTACATCCACCAAACTTATTGTCAGTTACTTCTAAATTATTACTTAGTTGGCTAAGTAATTTTTCTTTATCTTCGTCTTTTCGATAACTTATCCGAATATCGACATGTCTATATTTCGTGTATTTCCAAAAAGTTCCAATTGTATTTAGAGAATAAATCTTTATCAGGAAACTGGGAGGGTTTATAAAATGGAACAGGAAATTATTGACGGCGTGTTATTGGACATGATGTCCGAAATAAACAGCGAAGCACTTAGCGCTTTAAAGCAGGCGCTTCGAGCGCATTTGAGTAAGTACGAAATTAAGGAGCGAGAAACATCTCTGGTTTGCTTGGACAACAACGGGTTTAACTGGTTGCAGAAATTCGGCATGTACCTTACAAGTGCTGGAAGATCTCCGAGAACGATCGAGCAATATGACGGACACATTCGAAGGTTTCTATCTTATCTGTGCAAAAACGTTGAAGATATTACGGACAACGATGTGGTAGATTACATTGACAAGTATAGGCGAGTGCGCAAAGTTTCAAATGGATATCTTAACGATATCCGTCTTGCGTTCAGAAGCTTCTTCAAATTTCTGGTAAACCGAAAGGTTATTCCGTCTAATCCGGCGGATGCGATGGATTCGATTAAGGAAAAGAAAAAGGTGAAAAAGCCATTCACTCCGTCTGAAATGGTAAAAATTCGGGAATCTGCGACTGAAATGGGTCTGCGTGAAAAAGCTATGGTTGAGTTCTTGTATAGCACCGGTGTAAGAGTTTCGGAACTGGCGGCATTAAACAAAGAGGATATTAGCTGGGAAGACAATGAAGTAATTGTTCTCGGCAAAGGAAACAAAGAACGCTATGTATATCTAAATGCAAGCTCCACAATTTATCTGCGAGAATATTTGGAAAGCAGAACAGACAATGAAGATGCTTTGTTTGTAAGTAAACGAGTACCTTTTCAAAGGCTTAAAAAGGCCGGAATTGAGGATGTGTGCCGCAAAATTGGCAAGAATTCTGGCGTAGAAAATGTGCATCCACACAGATTTCGTAGAACTGTTGCTACGGAACTATTAAATATGGGTATGCCAATCGAACAGGTACAGGATGTTCTTGGGCATACCAAAATTGAAACAACTAGAATTTACTGCTCCGTAAACCGCGAGCAGGTAAAACAAAATCATAAAAGATTCATGTCCGCCTGAAATATGGCGGACTTATTTAATTTAAGGAGGATTTTTATGGAATTTATCAGATTTAAAAACGATGACGGAATTTATGCTGTTAATCTTACTGTGGTAAGCGAACATGTTCTGTCTATGGAATTCGAAAAGAAGATTCCCGAAAATTACCTGGCTGGATTTTATCAGCTCAATAAAAATAACAATATCGTAGAAGGTACATACGAAGATTTTAACACTCTTTACCGTGCCTACAAGGACAAACCTCTCACTGTTGAAGTTTCCAACGATGGAACCGTCTATGTAGAGCCGGAACCCGTGAAGCCTATTGTTAAGTTTTACTGTGGAATCGGTGGAACTTTAAAAGGTGATATTACTCAGAGCGTAAACGATTTTTCTGAGCTGATTGTGCCTACTCCTACTCCTGACGAAAACTATAAGTTTGTAGGATGGACACCTGAGATTCCGAAATCTGGAGAAGTTGATGCAGCAGGTAAAAACTTTACCGCAATATTCGAATATGTTCCTACTCTTGACGAAGTGAAAACAAGCAAAATTGTCGAACTGTCTTCTGCTTGTCAGGCTGCAATCGAAAACGGCGTTGATATCGAAGTAGACGGTGTTACCGAGCACTTTAGTTACAAGTCCAGCGAAGATCAGTCTAATATTAAGGAATTATTTGATACCGTTGCAACTACCGGTCTTGCTGTATTCTATCACTGCGATGGTGGCGATTGTAAGCTGTACACGCCGGAACAGATCTTTAATCTTTATGGTAGCTGCGCGTTAAATAAAACCTCTCAAGAAACTTACTTTAACCAGCTTAGAGGTTATATTGGAACTTTGGAAACCAAAGAAGAAGTTACAAAAATTTCCTTCGGTGTAACCAAACTGACCGGAAAATATCTGGAAACATATAACGCTGCTATGGCACAGGCTAAGAAAATTTTCGATGCCGTTGTTGCAAAGACTATTTCTGCAAATTCAACAGAAGGTGAATAATTATGAAGCGCAAAAAGAAAAGGCGTGATATCATGACTTTCTCGAAAAAGTGGGTATCGCGCCTTATGTGCGCATCTATCGTCTGGATCAGTTTGAGTTATGTCCTTGCTTTTATGGGAATGACCGATATCGCGGAAAGTCTGTCTTCTACTGTTGTTACCGGCGTTATCTTCGTAATGCTTCCATATTTTGCTAAGTCACTGTTCGAAACAAAATGGGAAAAGGATCTTGAATTCAAAAAAGAACAGTTTAATTCAAACGTAAACAAAGGAGAGGCGACAGATAATCCAGACGATTCTTCTGCGGTTGGATAAGGAGGTGTGTTTATGACTAAAAATGAAGCAATCCAAAAGGTTTTGACTATTGCAGAAAATGAGGTCGGATACCTCGAAAAGAAAAACGGAAACAACTTAGACCACAAGACTGCAAATGCCGGATCTGCGAATTACACAAAATACGGATATGAGATGCATAATCTTTATCCGAAAGTGATGGATTATCCGGCTGCGTGGTGCTGTGCTTTCGTTTCGTGGATTTTGTACAAGGCGTTCGGAATGGACAAGGCGAAACAGCTCATGTGTGGCGACATCGACGACTACACCGTTGCTGCCGCTGCCAGATACAAAAACAAGAAGCGTTATTTCAAAACGCCTGAAATTGGCGATCAAATTTTCTTCAAAAATGCTCTTCGAATTTGTCACACGGGTATTGTTTATAAAGTCGATTCCACAAAAGTGTATACTATTGAGGGGAATACGAGTTCCGGTGCTGCCGTTATTGAAAATGGCGGAGGTGTATTCAAAAAGAGTTATCTTCTCTCCAACGCTAGAATTGATGGGTATGGACGTCCCGATTGGAGCTGTGTCTCATCGGAAGCGAATACTGGGAATCCTTCGTCTGCATCCGGATCTTCCATGAAGGTTCTTGAAACTATTTTAGATGTTTCCAAATACAATACGGTTGATTTTGCAAAGGCTGCCGGAGGTTATCCCGGCGTGATGATTAGAGTTGGATATCGTTCTTATGCAAAGGGCGAATTGACTCTTGATCCGAAATTTGTAGATCATGCGAAAAATGCGCTTGCTGCCGGAATGAAAATCGGAGTCTATTTTTACGATCAATCGCTAAACGAATCTGAGGCTATTCAGCAGGCCGACTTCGTTATTGGTTTAATCAAGGCGTTGCCGATCTCCTATCCGGTTTTTATCGATTCGGAATACTCCAATGCGAATCATAATGGACGCGCAGATAGTCTATCGAAAGATGTTCGCACGAAGAATATAATCGCTTTTTGCGAGCGTATTAAGTCTTGCGGTTATCAGGCAGGAGTTTACGCTTCGGACAGTTGGTTTAAATCTATGGTGGATTTTGGCAAATTAAAGGAGTATGAGATTTGGTGCGCAAGATACAGTGATTCTGCACCGACGATTCCCAAATACGACATTTGGCAATGTGGTTCACAAATTGTTCCTGGTTCATCTTCTGCCGTGGATATAAATAAGGTTTATAAGAAATATTCTGATAACACAAAAACACCATCGTCACCCGAAGACAATTCTTATTGTTATTGCCGCGTCAATGTAAAAACGAGTTTAAATGTCAGGAATAAACCCTCGCTGAGCGGAAAAGTCGTTGGACACTTAACCGGTGATCTCGCGATTAACGTCACAACACTTGATAATGGATGGTGTAAAATTTCTTCGGATGAGCAATGGTGCTCTTATAAATACATTGTACCAACAAAGGGGACAGTTGTAAACTGTAATTTGTTAAATTTTAGATCGGAATCCAATACATCTTCTAAAATTTTAAAGACGCTGAAATGCGGTGAAAAACTGAATATTCTTTCTAAAACGGGAAACTGGTATTACGCGGAAAAAGATGGTGTCGCAGGGTACGTTTCTTGTTCTTATATTACTACAACGTAAAAAAGGGGGCTGAAATGAGTGAGATAGCTGAATTATTTACAGTCAATTGGACGACGTGGTTTATTACGGGATTCGCAATTCTTTTCGCACTCGAAAAGGGTATTGATTTGGTTGGTGGATTAGCTGCCAAACTAGGATTTGAATTCAAATTTATGAGAAAAAAACGCGAAGAGCATGACTTGCTGCTAAAAACATCTAAATCTCTTACGGATTTTCAGGACAAACATACTCAAGACATTAATAAGCTGATGCAGAACGATATTGAGATTAGAAAAGATTTCCAAGATTTGACCAACGAGATGCGAAAAACTAATGAGCAAACCCAATTAAGCATTCAAGAGTTCGCAAGTAACCGAGTTAGTGATCGTGAAAAATCAAGAGAGATTCAGACAAACTTGAGCAATTCTATTGCTACGTTAAGCCAGAAATTGACGGATGAGGATTCGCAGGTTCAAGCCTTAGTTTTATCTCAGAAGGAACAGCTTGCAGATCGCATCAATGCAAAATATAAACACTATATTTCGATTGGCGGCGTTCCAGAGGACGAAGTGGATGAGTTTACTAATCTTCATTTCGCATATAATGGACTTCGTGGCAATCATATGGGCGATGCCAAGTATAATTATTGTATGGAACATCTTCCAGTTATCCCCGTAGAAACAAAGTTGATTATGTGATGGAGGATTTATGAAACCTATTTTGCATATTATTCGGGATTTTTTACTTGGTTGCAGCTGCGGACTGATTTATTTTGCAGTGGAAATCTGCTATCGTGGATATTCGCATTGGAGCATGTTTGTGCTGGCGATGTTTTGCGGCGTATTTTGTATTGACCACATCAACAATTACATGTCTTTTGACCTCGACTTTCGTGTACAAGTAATGATATCCACAGGGTTATGCACATTATCAGAAGGATTGTGTGGATTGTATGTGAATATCTACAAAGGGTGGAATGTTTGGGATTATTCCAATCTTCCACTCACGTTCTTTTTTGGGCAATGCAACGTGTTTTTCGTTTTTGCATGGATTGTATTGTGCATCATTGGCATTTTTTATTGTGATGCCATGAATTATTACGCTTTCAAAATTGATCCTTGTCCCTATTACAAGGTTGGCGGCAAGGTGTTTTTAAAGTTTCCAGAACGGAAACAGAAGGGAGTCTGAATGGATTTCTTGATTCAAAATTGGTATTTAATCGTTGCCGTTGTTGCTGTTTTGGCGGCAATTGGATTCTCGGTTTACAAGTTCGCAGGTTTGCCGACTGCCGAACAGAAAGAAAAAATAATGGCATGGCTGCTTTATGCGGTTACAAAAGCAGAGGCAGAGTTTGGTTCAGGAACCGGTCAAGCTAAACTGCACTATGTCTACAACATGTTTATTGATAAATTCCCAGTTGCTGCGAAATGTATAACTTTTGAAGCATTCTCTACTATGGTAGATCAGGCGCTAGAAGAAATGCGTAAGATGCTTCAGGACAACAAGAAGATTGCAACTCTTGTAGACGAGCAGAAACTTTAATTTTTATAGGCATTTTGCCAATTAGATAAGTAATAATATGAAAGCCGTAGAGGATCATTTAACCTGGCAGCAAATTGATTCACTGTCTGGAACTGCGCAGAAAACAATTGACTTTTCAAAATATGACGAAGTATACCTTACAACAACATGCGCCGGAAACACAAAATTGATTTATACCGCCAAAATACCAGTTGTTACACTGGGCGAAAATAAAATACAAGTGTGCAACGGCGGATATACTTCCGGAACTGGAGCGCAGTGCGAATGGGAAATTTCAAAAACATCTTGCCGACTGCTAGCTTGTTATGTCGGAGGGACAAATTACACTGGATCTGCAACGACAATATATGCCAGATAAGCATCATGGTTATGTCAAAAATGAGCTATTACAACTCTCGTGGTTTTGTCTCCTACGTCAGACCGGAAAGGTGAGTAGTTAATAGTTACCACATCTTTAGTACAAACAGGAAATATTTTGACTTATTCATTGCACAAGTTAAATTTACATCCACCAAATCCACTATTATTATTTTCAGACTGCTTGGTGTGAATTAAAACATATTTAACATTTGTTATATCAAACACAGTATCGTTTCTATTGCCGATTTGATATTTTGTGTCCAGTTCATTCCCCCAGTTATTAACATCGAACCACGGACAATTATATACCCACCAATAGTTTGCATTGCAATCCATCACTTTTAGACGGTTATAACCCGGATTTTCAAATATAAGATTGGTACTCGTATAGTAATTCACTTTCGGCATTTGAGAAAATTTCATGTTTAACAACGGGGTGCTACTAAAAGGGAATACTGTATCCGCACCAGCCTTTGTCTTATATCCCGTAATTTTACCCGTACTTTTATCAATTACAAATTCCGGGACAGCGCCCAAATTATTACTTATCCTATTAAATTACGATTTTAATCAGAATTTTAATCATTTAAAGTCAATAAACCAAATATTTGTAAAGTGAAACTCCTCGCTGAATATCCGAGCGATGTGTTTCGGATTAACATTTTAGAAAGGAGAACCTAAATTAAATATGGAAAATAAATATTTAAACCCGGATGGGCTTAAAACTGTACTAGAAAATCTCAAGACGGTTTTTTCTTTGGTTGGACATAAGCATACCAAGGCAGACATTTCCGATTTTCCATCCTCTCTTCCGGCAAACGGAGGAAACTCAGATACGGTTGGAGGATTCACGGTCAAAACAAATGTGCCTGCCGGTGCAAAGTTCACCGATACGACATATGCAAACAAAGCTGCCGCAAGTGGCGGAAAAGATGTGTCTCTTGTAACAACAGGCGAAAAAGCTATATGGAATGCAAAAACTTCCAACACTGGTACTCTTACGGGTATCAAGATGAATGGTGCAAGCAAGGGAACTTCTGGTGTCGTTGATCTTGGAACTGTTCTTACTGGCGGATCTCAGACATCTACATCTTCTGCGGATGGCGGCTCCAATGTGTATACATTTTCCGACGGATCTACGATCACCGTAAAGAATGGTTCTAAAGGTAGCGCTGGCACTACTCCTACTATCAAGGTTGCGAACGGAACCAAAATTGCTACCGTTGGAACTCCGTCCGTTACCGCCGCTACGAGCGGTACAACTACAACCTTTACTTTCAACTACCTGAAAGGTCAAAAAGGTGACAAGGGCGATCCTGGTGTAAACGCAACGACTACTGCTGTTGCAACTGCTTCTGCGAACGGCTTGATGTCAGCTTCTGACAAAACCAAACTTGATGGAATTACAACCAAACTCATCGTTGCTTCCACAGAACCCACAGCGAATAACAACGACATCTGGTATCAGGAATATTAAAAATTTAGGGATAATTTGCTTCGGCATTTTATCCCTATTTTTTTACTTTTTAGCTAGAAACTTTCCGTCATTTTCGAATAAAGAAATAACGGCTTTGCACCGATGAAAATTTGACAACATGAACATTTTGCGCAATAATACTTATAAGAACATGGAGTGTATTGAAATTATAATATCTGTCAATCTCTTCTATGCAAAACAGGGGAGATATAAAAGTATGCCAAGACTAAGAAAATGTTGTATTTGCGGAGCAGAGTTTTTATCTCATAATGGAAACACTTGCTGCTCGGATAAATGTCGCATCGAAAGAAAACGAGAGCAGGATAAGCGTGGAAATTATAGGCGCTATCATAGGATGTCTGGAATACCAGAAATCAAGATCTGCCCGGTATGCGGTAATACATTTTATACAATTCGAAATGTATACTGTTCTGATAAATGTGCCAGAATTGGCAGGAAAAAGAATATGCAAGAAAATTTTACCGAATACTACGGCAGAAACAGAGAGGAATTCATAAAAAGGGTAACGGAATGTGCTAAAAGGAAGCGTCTTGAATCAAAAAGCGTTGGCTCGTCCCCTTAAAATCGGTCTTATTGTGGCTCATTATAAATATCCTCTTTAGATAACTCCTGTACAAAAAGAAAAAAGATAAACATTAGCCTATCCTTTTTCTCAAAACACCATGTGTTTTTATTCATCATCCCAGAATCTTTAAAAATTCTGTTTATATTTCAATACGCCCTGCGTTTGTATTGAATACGATATTATTATCTTCCATATTTTTTATTTTGTCAATCGATTTCAATAAAAAAGGAGAGATTAAATCTCTCCTTTTTCCTTGGTGCATCGTGTTTATATTCATCAATTCCAAAGTCTGAAATGTAAGAAATCAGATTTAGACTTTATTTACATTTCAATACACCTCTGCACCATTTATATAATTATTGTTCATATTGTTTGTTTTGTCAAGCATTTTTATGCTCTCTCATCCCTACACACAAAAAAGGAGAGATTTAATCTCTCCTTTTTTTTCGGCACGTGTTTATATTCATCATTTTAAAGCCTGAAATATAGGAACTTTTAGACTCTATCTATATTTCAATACACCCTGTGCCTCTTTTATAATTATTTCTCGAATTTGTTCTTTTGTCAAGCTTTTTTAGTTCGATTGTTTCTTTGCCCGACATCTCTTTATACGGACTGCATTCTCAGATGGATTTTCATTATAAATTGGTCTGTGTCTTGGCAAATACGAATTAATCGTGCTTTCCGAACAACCAACGGTTTTTGCAATCACATCAACAGGAGTGCATTTGTCGTACAGATCCAGGATTATTCTCTGCGTCTCGTTTGCGATAATTCCTTCCGTGCTTAACGCCTTTGCAACCCTTTGCCAACTATATCCTGTTCTCTTTTTTGTTCCGGTTATTGTTTGGGTTTCCTTATATGCATTTAATATGGTGTCCGCAGAAGTCATGTTCATCGTCTCCGTATTTTATATAATATTTATTATGTAAAAAGGACAGAAAAATCTGTCCTCTTTACGACTTTTTGCCCTGTGGTCTTTGTGATCTCGGTGGCATTTTCAGAATCTAAATCTTTTCAATCCACGTTGCTTTTACATAACGAAAATATTACATCTTTAAATTACATTCTTTTTGGCAAGTTGTCAAGACTTATGCGAATGCAATATCTCCAAATTAGATAAGCTAAGTAATAATTTGGGCGGTCTGTCTTTTGGTCAGGATGCTGATGGCAACTGGGGATTCAAGATCGGAGGTGCTGATCCAGTAGTCCCTTTTAAAGGTGAGCCGGACTTCGATTACGAACACAACATATCAATTCCGTATATTGTTGTGGCTGGCAATCCAAATGTTCTTCACTACTACACCATGACAGAAAAGGACGCTGAATATTCCTACTTGGCATTATTCGCAGTTACTGCGGGCAGCGTTGTTTCCATAGAATTAAGCGGTGCTAGTGGGCCATCGTTCGTGTGCAACAAACCAGGCGGATCTTATTCCTTTGCCATTATTAAAGATCCGATTTTAAACGGGAAAGTTAATTTTAGACACGGAGGAACAGGAGACGGACATGTTTTTAAACTTATGATTAAGTAATATTAGCGATACCACACTCGCACAATCTCAGATCCATACGCATTTCCACTATTATTTGAAGTGCTAAAAGTGATTGTTACGGATTCTGTTGTATATGTCACATTAAGAGCGTTCCAACCTTCCCATCCACGAGATACGAGACCGGCGCAAACAATCTCGCCAGCATCTGTAATATCTGAAAGCAAAATATTTTTAGTCGCAGTCCCAGATGCAATCGTGAAATCGACCGATTTAAGAAAAGAAGACGGTGCTGGTCTTGTAAAATCGACGGCATAATATATACGCACATTCAGACTATGCAATCCATTAACTGACGTCATTACAAGTTCTGAATCGCTGTGTTTCACATAAGAAACACCGATTCCGGCGTTTAACTGTTCCGTGCCACCATTATATACTTCGATGAAAAAATCTTTTCCGTGAATCATGGAACCAAAATTAGGTATTTCAGAAACTTTGGTAAAATGATAACCGTGATGCCACTGTCCGAATTCGCCTTCCGTCCATGCTACGCCACCGCAATCCAGAGCGGCAAACTCTTGATCACCCAATTTTTTTCGCAC